AGATGAGGCTCCACAATCCCCTGTCGCAGATGCAAAGCCGTGTCTTTCGTCTGATTTTCCCTCTTTATTTACCTTGCTCATGGTAAACTCAATAGCCGCTTTCACCAATCCAGCAATAGAAATTCTTGCGCCAATCTTAATGTCAGTAGCACATACCTTAGTATCATTTCCATCCTTATCCATTTCTCCAGATAACTCTACCTCATGAAATACGCTGTGTGCTGGATCATAATATGCCAAACAATCCAAAGGATACTCACACGCATGAAATCCATCATTACAGCAATCCGCTTTTTCTGTATGAAACTCTTTTCCCTCCTCATACTGGAAATCTCTGCACTTTAAGTCTTTATCAAAGCCTTTAAAGCATTTCATTCTTTCTTTTCCTCCTTTGATTCCTCTAAACCAAGCCCAAGCATTCTAAATGCAATATCCTTTGTGAAATCATAGTCTTTCACGCTATTCGCCCAAGCTTCAAATGCCTTTAATCTTCCAACCAGAAGTGCAAATTCCTCATTGGCGTTCTCTGGAATGTAATCTATGCTCTTAGTTTCCCCCATGCTTAGTCCTCCTTGTCTTTTGCTCCAAATGTTTTAAGCATTTCTTCCAGAAGCGAAACAATCGGAATAATTGCATCTACCTGTTTGAACTTTTCCTTGATTTCTTTATCAAGTTCTTCCTCGTTCATAAGGCCATGCTCGAACGAATGTCTAAGCTGCTCTTTTACTTCTTTCTCTTCTCCACCATTTTTTACGAACATCTCTTTAATTTCATGGGTGATAACTGCACACTCTGAAAGAATATCAATCCCTTTACCAGAAATTTTGACTAAGCCGTTTTCAAATTTAATCATTGTTTTTCCTCCCTATTTTCTTTTATTCTCTCCATCTGAATGGTATAATGTGTTCAGAAAGGAGGTATGTTAAAATGTTTCTCAAATTAAAAATTTCCTGTACTTGTCATTGCGATTACTATATAAGTGAAAGAATAAGTACAGAAAAGGTTGTGTGCCCGAATTGCGGAAAGGAACATCCTTATTCTCATAAAATAATTTCAATGCTTCATGCCGCAAATGAGATTGATGATGGTAATGTTCCCGGAGTAGAAACCATAAAAACTTCCGTTATTTCTGAATTGGAAGATGTGACTGAGCGTCAATAACAATCTTCATGTACTCTAAAAAGCCTTTCGCTTCAGTAGCGGACAGACCGCATTCGGCAATTTCATTTTTTACTTTTTCTACAAGGTCGCTTGCCTTCTGTCCGTTTTTGCGGCGATATAACTGATATATTTTGGAATCATAATCGGATAACCTTTCAGAAACGTAATCATCTGCTAACATCTTACGTCCACCTCCTTAACTTTCTATTTCATTTCCCAAAAACTTGTTAATAAAATACAGTTGGCCTTTTCCAGTAACTTTTGTGGTTCTCGTTACTCTGACACTTCCGTCTGGATTCTGAACACTGGATTCCTTAACTTCAAATAGCCCTTGTTCAATGTATCTCTGCATTGGCATATTGTAGCTTGCACCAGACTTCATCAGATATCCATTTTCTCGCATCCACTGGAATAATCTCTTCTGTCCTGTCTGGACACCGTTCTGACAAATCAACTTTGCGAGGTCTCCAATAAGGATTGAAGTGTGGCTGGTTGATACCGCATCGGCAAAAATTGTCTTTGGTCTGTCGGCTTCAATTTTCTCCACAAGAGACTTATTTGTGTCTTTCAGCTTCTCTATGGTCTGGTCTGCCATTTTTAAAGCTCTGGCAAATATCTGCTCTGGCGTGTTCCAGGCTTTCTCGAGGTCTAAAAAGTACTGTCGGTATTGTCTGCCTTTTTCTGAACGCTGAATCATACAAATCTGTTTTGCCATATCTATAGAAATTCGATAGTCAGTAATTTCTCTTTCTGCCCCATTATTTACAAGTGTGGAACTTTTCACGCTTGTAAAATCATTTCCTTCTGAGAAACCATATGCAGACATTCTTTCAAACCATCTTGAAAATCTATCTGTAATTTCAAGTCCTGTGTGCAACTCTCTTGCTGATACAGTAGGCTGTTCGCCTTCATAATTAATTGGTATTAATTCGTTCATTAGTCTCCTTTCTGTGATATAATCTCCTTTAGGAAGGAGGTGTTAATTTGAAAAGCTTTGATGATTTTTTAAAAACTGTTGACATGGAAAAACTAATCACCCCAACAGTTAGCACGATTGAAAATACAGATAATTTTGTAACTGCCATTACTGGATTATCTACCTCGATTGCCGTTAATCTTCTACGTCAGTATCACGAATGGATTTCTGAACAGCAGAAGTAATTCCATCAGAAACGCATTTTGAAATGCTTTTCCCATCAATATTAGTTTCAAAAATACGTTTCTTTTTAGAGGGCTCCAGGATATTATGAATAGCTTGGAGCTCTTTCAAAATAGCGCAAAGAACGTTATATGTACCACTCATCTTCTCACCTCCTTATAAGCTTTCCTTTTTACAAGTTTCATCATCCTCTATAAAATCAGATACTGAAATTCCAAAAAACTTTGCAATTAAAGATAATTTATCAAGCTTTAAGTTGTAATCCCCGCGGCTCCATTGCGTAAATACAGCAGTAGAAATTCCAGTTCCAACAGAAACTTGGTATTCGGATAAGTTTGCTTTTTCTCTTAACTCTTTGAATTTTTGATAAGCATAAGATTTGTTTTCTAGTTCTTGCAAAATTGCATCTCCTTTCTTTCAGATATTTTATATAGATAGTATTGACAATAACTAAGTTTTCTTATATAATCATAATTGCTAGTTAGAATTAAATAAGTTTCTTAGTTGTTGCCATGCTATCTTTTTGTTTCTATTGCTAAGATTTCTTAGCTTGTATAAAGAATATCATAGTTTTCTTAGCATGTCAACAATTATTTATTAAGTTTTCTTAATTTTGATAGGAGAAAATATGTACTACGAAAATTTTGATCTTCTTTGCAAGAAAAATAATGTAAAACCAAGTGATGTTTCTAAAAGCACCCAAATCTCTACAGCAACTCTTTCTAGTTGGAAAAAAGGTACTTATACCCCAAAGCAAGATAAATTACAGAAAATTGCAGATTATTTTAAAGTATCGGTGGATTATTTGATGACTGGAGAAAATGTTATCGAAGAATTTTCAGATGAATCAGCAAGTTTGGTATTTCAGATAAGAAAGGACTTAGAGCTATCCGAAGCATTAAGAAAATATTTTAAGTTATCAGATGTTAAAAAGAAACATGTGGTGGAATTGATTAATTTGTTGAGTGAATAAAGGAGAAAGTATGTATAATTACGAAGATTTGTACAATATTGCAATGAAGCAGATTTCAAGTCAGGAAATTGAGCCTTTACCAATAACATACGCATATTCAGATACGCAATTTGAGATACTAGTAAAGTACATCAAGGAGTTTGAAGAAAGTTTAGATTCTGAACATGAAGTTGGACTTCTTTTAACTAACTTTGGGAAAACTGTTACAATGCAGGTTACCGAAATCAGCTATGAGAAGTCCGTACTAATGATTTTTAAAGGTTATGTAGATGGGCGAATGTCAACATTAATTCAGCATATCAGCCAATTAAATTTTTTGCTTACGTCATTGCTTAAAGATGATTCTCGTCCGAAACAGCACATTGGCTTTGTCGTTCCAACTTCTGAATAGTTTTTTGCAATTCTTGAATCATATTTGCCTGTATTCCAAGCAAGTTAATAACTGAATAAACAAGTGAAGCAGATGGAAGACCCTCTTTATTTTGAGGGTCTTTTATTTCTTCTAAAATCTTTTTCTGCTGATCTTCTGTATATATTAAATCTCTACTATTCATTTTTGTTTTCCTCCTTTAATATGTCAGAAATAATAATATAAATGTATCGTAAAATCTGATCCACTTTTATTTTGTCAAGCATCTCAATAATTTCTTTCTTGTAATCCACGTAAATCCCTCCCAATATTCCAAACATCTGTTCTTGTTTATTAAATTATATCATGTTTTCATAACCATATACTGGGATAGAATTGTTTCCGCTTAAATCTTTCCTGGCAAACTGATTTATTCTGATTTTTCTATGAATTATAAGTTTTTTTGTGTAAATATTGTGATTTTTGCTTTTCCAAATCGTAATAATAATAGATAGAAATAAAGGGGCTGGATGCTTGTCAGTGAGGGATTTATAGCGCTCATGGACAACCTGTTTTACCTCTGCTTTTGCAATTGCGATAGTTTTACCCCTCCCAAAGATAATACTACGCTCCGGGCAGAAGTAAACATATTGAATCAAGAGCACATGCACGAATATCAGTATAAACACAATTATGATTTTTTTATGTTTCTCCATGAATCCATCCCCTTTACACTATCATCTTAATGTATTACAATAACATTGTATCAAAAAATATACAATCACACAGGAAATGGCGAAATTAGCACCTCTGGTGGCGAATTTTACGTGAAAAGAGATGATTTGAATGAGAATTGCAATATGTGATGATAGCGAAATCCAGATTGATATATTTATGCATCGGATTAATAATTTTCTCAAACGAAATGGTGATGTAAAAGCATTGATTACTCCGTATGATAAAGGACAGCCGCTTATTGATGATGTGGCAGATGGCGAATGGTATGATATTGTGGTTTTGGATATCGTTTTGAAAGAAGAAAACGGAATTGAAGTCGCAAAGGAATTGAGATCAAATGGCTATAATGGAAATATTATTTTCTGGACAGCCCACAAAGAGTATGTTTTTGAAGCTCTTGATATACTCCCAGTTCATTATATTATAAAAGGCTCTGAAAACGGCAGAATGTATAGTGCCTTCAATCACGCTCTTAAACATATCCATAAAAGCACTCTTATGATAAAAGGAAAAGACTTTATTCACAGGGTGGAATTTCAAAATATCGAATATATTGAGAGCCGAAACAAATACATCATTATCCACTGCACTTGTGGTATAGTTTATACAGAACGATGTAAACTATCCGATATTGAAGAATTACTGGATTCCAGATTCTTGAGGTGTCACCAGAGCTACATAATAAACATGGACGAGGTAAAAGAAATAAACGATTTGTTTCTTATGTTTTCTGGGAATACTGTGCCTATCAGAAGAAAAGACTTTGCGAAAATAAGAAACGAATTTGAAGAATATACGATTTTTAAGTAGCTCCCGGGGAAAACCCCGGGAGTGTTATTATTTCAGTAATTCATTGACTTTTTTCTGCACTTCTGCGTAATTGTATCCAGCGGATTCCAGGCGGTCTCGTCTATCTTGTCCATTTCCCCATTCGCCATTGATTACCTCTTTTGCAACCTTGTCTACACTTTTCTTTGCTGTTACGGAATACACCGCTTTTCCATTCCAGTCAAAAACAGAGTAACCAGCTTTGCAAGCCTTTTTCGCATTTTTCAGTGACTTGTACGCCCCGATCTGGCTCTTGGAATCCTTCCAGGTCTTACGGACACGGTAATACTTATCAACCTTTACAGTCGGCTTTGTGGTTGGTACTGTCACGGTTTTGCTGGAAATAAGCTTCTTGAATCTATCCCAGTCACCCTTTGCACGGATAACGGATGGACAATTCTTAGCACACACATCGTAATGCTGCACTACTCGGATTGCTGGGATTCCGTATTTCTTCATAAGCTGCTTGCACACATCAACGGTATTCTGGAATGCTTTTTCGTAGTTATATCCAGCATTCATGCACATTTCAATTCCGATGGAATTATGATTATTTACAGTTCCAAAAAGCTTACCGCCGTAATTTACCCCAACGTGCCAAGCCCCACGATTGTACGGCAAGGCTTTGTATGCTGACTTATCGTCAACGAATACATGGGCTGAATAGCCTTTAAAATTGCCGTTGTGCTGTGCTGTGGCGTGTGCCTTAGCATCTGCTTTCTTGGCTGTATTATCTGTATTGTGAATGACAATATACAGAGGTGTTTGTCCTGCGTAGCTGTTGTTGTTGCTGATTAATGAGGTATTGATATTCATGTATGGTCTCCTTTCTTGTTGAGGTTAAAAAGTGCATAATAAAAAGCACCCCATTTGGAGTGCTCTTTAGCATAAACTCTTTATACAATATATCTCTTATGATTAAATTTCACAGAATCATGGCTGATTTTGGCGTAAATCATTGTGGTATCAAGCTTTTCATGCCCCAATATTTCTTTTACTTCCGCAACGTTCATTCCCTTCCTGATTCCATTATATTTTCTGGTACCAGGAAGGTCTACCCTACAAAGCGCTGACTATATAATATGGCAACTCAAAAACAAAGATTTCCACAATACAAACCGAATACGGATATCTTTACCTAAGAAGGACTATAAATACGGTAGGTGTATACGGCGCATTTAAAAACTTACCGCTTAATACGGAACTAATTGAAATAACAAAAGATTTTAAAGATTTTAACCCTAATTATTCTTACGCAGTTGTAGATGTAAAAAGTGGTGCAGGTCCCTTTGATACTGTTGGCTCCCTATGGTTATATCCCAACGGACAAACAATGCAATTATATAAGCCTGCGAATCTTTCAAGAGCTTATATCACAGGAAATTATGTCATACAGGCATAATTATTAATATGTACAGTTAATTACTCCTAAGCTCTTACAAGAGGTATGCAAATCAGTAAGCTGGATTTTGGTGCAAATCCTGTAAAACTAACTGTAAAAGGATTTCCTTTTGTAATTGAAGCTTCAATAGAGCTGTTACTTCCAAGTATAAGTCTTTGTACACTTGCATAAGTTACGCCTCCACTAGCGATATACAAGGAAGGTGTTTTGATAAACGTACTGTATCCACGATCTCCGATAAATATTAAGTATGATATTTCGTTATCGGATTTTGCTCCACCTTTTAATGTTAAATCATATGAACTGAGTGGATTATTATCGTCCCCAAGATTTTTGTAAAAAGTATTATGGCTTCCAAGATTGCCATATAAATAGTTAATGGCTCCAATGATTGTCTTATTATCAGTCTCAAGTTTACTAATTACCGCGGTTGCCATCTTGTCCACTACATAATCCCAAAACTTGCTCATTAGTCCACGTTTATTCGCTCTCCCAGTTGCGTCATACAGCATTACTTCGTCATTATCTGCTAACGTATCTTTTGTTGTGTATTCTGTCCATTTCGGCATGTTGTTACCCTCCTTTAATTATTGGTTTTGATGTTTGATCTGCTAAAAAAGAGGATGATTTCTCACCCTCTTTATACCGATTTGCTTAACAATTGTTTGATTTCTGCAAGCTCTTCTTTAATGTTTTTTAATTCCGATTTTAATTCTTCATTTTCGAATTTGAGTTCCTTGATTTTCTCGTGATTGAATTTTATCATGGCGAACATGGATGGGATCATAATTCTGTAATTCCAATCCTCGGGCTTTCCATCTGGTAAATGATTTACTGCAATTGGAAAACGCCTTTCCATGTCCTCTGCAAGGAACATAGGCATTAACTTGTCATATCTGCTGTCGTTTTTATCGAGATATCCTTCTTTATACTTTGCCCAAACAACCTTTGTCCTATAGAGTTCTTCCAGCTCTTCTTCTTTAACTGTTGTCCGAATTGACTTATAACGCCAAGAAGATGATGGGACTTTAATAACCATTCCATCTGAATTAATACCCAAGTGTGTTCCGTCTGTAATATTTCCCATATTTTCAAGACAGAAAAAATTCGTAGCATCACCGAAACCGCTTAGTGGATTTCTGATTTTTATGCCGCCATCAATTACAAATCCGCTTCCATTTGCTTTTAGATCAACGCCATTTATGGTTACCATGTTGTTTTTCGCATCAAGTACAATGGCACCGTTTGCAGAGGTTAATTTTCCATTTGTTTTATCAATCTGCCAGTTTCCAATTTCCCCAGTTAGCGACTTTACGCTTCCAGAAAATTCGCCTTGGTTAAAATGAACACCTGTATTGTCAATATATCCAACCTGTGTGCCACTTGCATTCAGAATGGAAAGTAACCCATTTCCGTTATTTGAACCGCCAAGTTTCAATGTACCTCCATGTGCATAGGTGAATGAAAAATACAATTCTCCATTTTCCATGTACATGCCCTTTATTGCACCGTTGTTTGTAAGCATATTGAACACTTGCTCATTTGTGTAAGCGTATTCAAGTTTTGGCATATAAATATAAGTATCATATTTTACGCTAGACCCAACTGATGATGTCAAGATTCTCAAACTGTTTAAACTATCATTTGGTAAGCTAGATAAAGTTGTTGTTACTTGCAGTCTTTGCCATTCAGTTGTAGTTTTAGCATTTAATATTGTTTTACTTCCAAGATACACATATACTTGTGTTGCAACACTAGTTTTTATCCAAAACGAAATAGTATAATTTCCAGTAACTTTTATTGGCTTATAATTTTTCGTTCCAAATTGTGCTCCAGTTCCGTTTATTTTAATTGCATTTTTGCCGCCATCTACATCCTGAACTCCATACTCATATGTATATGCACTCTGTGTAGACCAATAATCTTTAACATTTTGTTCTGTTAGATAATAGCCTTTAATAATATTGTCCGATGTAATATCTTGGACTTGTTTTATAGCTTCTTCCTGTGCTATATCAGTAACGCTTTTATCTCCTAATGTAAACTGTGAAGCTGCTATTGTTACTGCACCAGTAGTTTTGTCAATAGCAAAAGTGGTCTTTCCATTGCTATCAACAACCTTAATACCTTTGGCTTGCACGTATTCTCCGTTTACATAGACATTTCCGTTTTCATCCAAGTAAATCCCCTGTGCCTTGCCGCCATTGGTGAGTTTGTTGAAAATATCGGCTTGTGTCTGTCCAGAAACTGCGGTGCTGGCAGAAGAATCTGCAATTTCCTTTACTGTTTTGCCTTGTAAGGAAAAAGTTTTTGGAGATAGGATGACGTTTCCTTTGCTGTCGATTTCTAAGGTTACGTTCTTGTCATCATTAATGACTTTTAGCCCACGACCATTAATTCTCTCACCGGCAAGCAATCCAGCCAGAATATATTTTGCATTGATATATACTTTTCCGTCCTCGATGTAGATTCCCTGTTCTGTCCCGCCTTTTGTGAGTTTATTGAACACTTCATCCTGTCCAAGACTGGTATCGTAATTATCAATTGCATTTTTGATATCGTCTTTGTCTGCGTACTTGAAGTCAATCCAATCGGATGCAGTAAAGTCACCATTAATACGATTTACAAAAGAAGTTTTGAGAGAAGCCTTTCCTTCACTATTAGTTGTTACCCACAAGTCGCCTTCGTAATATGGTGGTTTCGGCTGAACCATATAGACAGATGACTTCCCATCTATCTTGTCCAATAATTCATCTGGAATTGATTGTGGTTGCCATACACCAGAATTGTATATCCACTGGGTGTTATCCGTGGTATTATGCCAAAGGTCGCCCTCATGCTCTACCTTCTCAGATTCCCATACCAAGACAATTTCATTCCCGGATTCATCCAGAATCTTGTTTCCATCAATATCACACCACGGATATTCCTCTGTTTTTGTCCATTTAATAGATGGATCGTTTGGCTGATACCAAGTTTCAATTTTCCCATCAATCTGTGTTTTTAAAGAATTAAGAGAATCTTTAAAAACACCATTAATAAATAAGTCTAAAGAGCTATCGTCCGTATACTTTGAAGCCTTTTCCCAATCATCCACTGAATAGCCACTTGCTCTGGCAACCTTACATCTCATCAAGTCACCATTAGAGCCTTGCGTCCATAAGTCTCCAATGTCATAAGGTGGTTCTGGCTGAACTACGAATACTCTGCGCTTATGATTTGCTGTGTCCTGTGCTTTTTCTGCGGTGGCAAGTGCTAACGTGATATCAGTATCTTGCACCAATTGCCATTTCCAAGTTGCACCGTCTTGCATAAAACGGTATGCATATCCCTTGGATTTCCAGTAAAATAAGTCACCCTCATGTTTCTTTCGCTCTTCGTTTGTAGTCCATCCAGAAGCCGGTATATTCTGCAAGGTTGGTTCATAGTCATAAAAAAAAGTCTCAATCTGTCCGTCGATTTGAGACTGTAAATTATTAATATCAGTTGTGTATGTATTGCTTATAAAATTATTTACTTCTGTTTCTGCTTTTTCCTTTGCAATCGCATTAACATCTTTTCCCTTGACTTGGACGGAATCCGCATTAATAACAACCCTTCCTGTTGTTACATCAACCAAGAAAGTTGTGTTTCCATCTTTATCAATAGCCTTAATGGTTCCTGTATTAATCCAGTCAGCATTAACACCTGTAGCATTAAGAATTCTGGCAATCACATCACCATCAACAGTCATACCACCATTCCAATGTTGTCCGCCATCTGTAGAAACAGCCCACGCTTCCGCAGTCATTTTCCATACAATATCAGAATCGGATAACTGTGGCTTGTTGTGAAGATAATAAATATTGCTTCCGTCCGGCTGTTGCTCTACGGTAGTATATACGCCAGAGGATTCCGCTAAACGATTAGACAACTCCTCTATAGCTTTTTCTCTGGCGGTACGTTCATCTCTTAAATTCTTTTTGTTTTCTGCCTGTACTTGTTGATTAAGGCTGTATTGTTTCTGCTTATTCCTAGATACACTCTTAGCACTGCATTCAAGTTGCTCAAATGTGCCTGGATTCAAAGCAACAGAAGTTAGGAAGCTCTTGTACTGTTTCCCATTTCTGTCGGAAATCTCAATGGTGTCACCAGCTTCCCATGCAATATTGGTCAATGCGCCTGTGGTAAACGGTCTGAATTTCAGCCCCACGCACCTGTCTGCGATAATTTGACAGATTTTCTCGCCAGAGCCTTCTTGAATTAGCTTATTATCACTAATTTCGATAACATAGCCAGATTCCCCCGACTGATATGTTTTCGCTTCATTTTGAGAAGAATTTTCAACGTATTCTGTAACTTTTACACCTGTTATTTCGACATCGTACATCCATGGTGTGAATCCATTTGTATCTATGGCTGTAATACCCTTTTGCATAACAGTGATAATCTGTGCGCCAGTAGTATCTAAGATATCTTTTCCTTCAATATCTTTCCATGGTACTTCTTCCTTATTATAAAAATCGTCTGGCACTTCATTTTTATACCAGTCAAGGCATAATCTGCCGTATGCATCTGTTTTCGCCCACTGACAGCCCATCTGCGCTACCCATGCAATTACCTGTCGGAAAGTAATACTGCTATCATCTGGTCGATTCTGAATTACGAAATCATCGTTATCAAACCTTGTAGATTGAAGTGTTACTCCGCACACCTCGCAAGCATCCTGGATGATCTGTAATCTGGTTGCTGGGTATGTCAGCTTGCTATCTGAATAATCACGATCAAATAATCGCATGGAATCTTCGCAAGCCAAACTGATTATAGCTGTATTCTGATATGGTGCATCCGTTACTGTCATGGTACAGATACGGATTTTTTCAATACCAGTAGATAATTCAAGCCCAATATGGCAAACAACTCTTGCTCCGTCCCAGATGTAATCTGTGTACTTTCCAGAAAAGTTGTTGATCTGCAATGTCAGCTTATTTACGATAGCTGCGCCGATATCAAAAGAACCACTTTGCGATACTGCATCCTCAAATTTGAAGCCATTAGACCATAAGTCTTTGTCGGTAATGGATAATGTACTTCCGTCCGTAAAGGTAAAATCTGCATATTTCAGATAGTTACGGTTCCCACTATTCTGTTGTTCTTTAAATTCCGTTGATAAATTTCGCATATTTTACCTCTCGATAAAATCAAATTTAAGTCCTTCCATGCGCTCATTGCCTATCCACCAGCACTTAAAGGGTGATTCCCTGTCACCAACATAAAATGTTCTGGTTTCGTGCTTGTTCGCAGACAGCAAGTCTGGATATGTGACCTGTATGTACTCTGGATTTACTGCCTGTATAATTTTGCAAGCAGTGTCCCAATCTGGGCCATTCCAACCTACAGACAGCTTTCGTTTCTGCCCAACTCTATTTTTATGCATGGTCGTATCGTCTGTTCTGCCGGATTCTGATGCCGATATATCCTGTAATCCCCATGTAAAAGAAGAAGGACAGGGCATTGCTACCCCATCCACTTTAAGAAATACCTCTGCCATATGCTAACCCTCATGTATTTTTACGCACGAAAAAAGCGCCTACCCCGAAAGGTAAACGCTTTAAAAATTGCTTATTATGATTTTATATCATAGCATAGGTGGTTGGTATCATTCAGTATATTTTGGTATCATTCATGGTTTTCATATTCAACCATTGTCTTAACCACGCCGTAAAGCATATTGATATTTTTCTCTTTTGTGATTTTTTCAATCAGTTCTAAAATCTCTTCCTTACGTGTCATTCCACAATTCCTCCCAACACTCTAATCAACTTCTGTTTGCGGTTATACTTCAAAATCTCGGAAATCTGCCCCATCATATCATCCATTGTCATGTTGCTCTTCATGCTGTTGCAGCGCTTACACGCAAGTTGCAGATTCTTAATATCATTGGTGCCGCCCCGAGACAACGGCATAATGTGGTCGATTGTCATTTTCTTAAATTTGACAGGCTTACCGCATATCGCACATTTTCCGTTGCACTTGGCGTACACACTCTTTTTCTGAAAGTCATTGAACTGGATTCTGTTTGCCATACGATCACGCTTTCTGCTCCATAGATTTAAGAGCCTTAAAGGCCTGTTTTGCTTTCCAGGCATAATCGCTCAAAATCAACAGTTTCATTGTCATAAATTGCTTGTTATATGCAAAGGAAAGTCTTTTCTCTTTGTCCATCTCTTCTGTGCTGTTAAATCCATACTGTTCTATGAAATCATCCACAAGAAACTTGATTTTATCAATAGTGTCCTCTACTTCGAACATTGTGTTTTCTCTATCCATATTTTCTGTCATTTTATTTTTCCTCCTGTGTATCCCTGTAAAAATCTAATTATGCAATTTCTACTCTGTATGCAATCATCATTTCTTTAATCACACCAATGTAAATTTCTTTCAGTCGCTTATCTTGCATAATTACGGACAATTTATTAATCTGGTTGATTAGCTCTTTTGTGCAACCTCTTTCCTCAGCTCTGGAAATCGCATTTCTAAGTTTCTGATCTAATCGGCAACCAGCTCTGTCTGATAATCTACGGTAGCTTTCGTTTCTGGCGGCGGCATATTTATTTCCGAATGAGTAAGAGAAATCATCGCTCTCGGCAATCTTTGAAATACATCTGTTTACCCACTTCTCTGTGCCAACATCGGAATCCGTCCCCTTGAAAGTATCAATGATGGTTTTCATGTTCTTCTCTTGTTGGTCGGCACGTTCCGCAAGTTTCTTCTGTTCCAGTTCTGTTTTGGCTACCTGTTGAAAAATCTGATTGAACATTTGCAGTTCGGGGGACAATTTAGAATAATCAATTACTTGTTGCTTTACCTTTTCTTCAAGTCTAGTAAAATATTCTCTAGCTTCTTCTGCTTTTTCGCTATTACCTTTTACCGATAACTTCTTTGCAAAATGAGCAGTAATTTTGTAGTCCTTAGTAGCCTGCCCTCCCCATTCTTCATTAATGACGAATGCCCAATAATCAACGTTTTCCTCTGCAAATTCATTTCCTGTAATGTTGCTTTTGCACCATCTTGAATAATTGCTAGAATCCAATTCTAAAAAGGCATATAACTTTCTGGCAGTAGTCATTCCCTCTTCATCAATACCAAGTGCGATTTCAATAGGTGTCCGGTTTGCTGTGTTAATTGCGATTTCGTTCATATAGAAAATCCTCCTGTTGTTAAAAAATCTATTTGCAAACAGGGGATATACAGTGTTATAATTTGCATATCCCCTGTAGGGGGTGTTGTATAAGGGACTGTTTCTTTCCTAGGGAGCCAGTTCCTTATTTTTCGCCTATTTCATCTTCTATTAGACCGATTCCTTTCATAATGGTGTCCGTTCTTGAAATTCCAAGTTCTTCTGCACATTTGTCTATGCGTCCTTTTTCTTCTTTTGTAAGACGAATATTGAGCTTTTCCTTTCTTGATTCACCATTTACAGGTGGTCTACCTGTTCTTGGGGACATTTTGTTCACCTCCTTATTTTGTCCTTGCATAATTCATTATAATTTATGGGCGTACAAAAGTTAAGAGCATTTTCTATTATTTTAGAAAACGTATCAATCAAGGTTCTCGTCATTATGACGAACACCTTTTCGCTAAAATTTTAGTAGAATTGGCTTCCACAAAATAATGGAGCCGAAATTTCGGCGGCTTATTCACTGTCGAATTTTCGACAGTGTGCGTCTCGTCTTTTAGGAAGAGTCGCAGTTAGCCGAAGTAAAATTGACTTTGGTGATTGAAGCATCCACTTTTCCGCATGAATGCGGAGTCACTAGTCATTGTGGCGAACCTAGGACAAATTGTCCGAAATGCTAACCGTCATCAAATTGATGATAGTTCAAAATATCAATCATAGAAGTAGGGTGCATCAAATTAGAAGCACCCCTATTAAAAATAAAAGGTGTCGAAATTTCTACGCCTTTTCGCCATGTATGGCTAAAACCCATATAAGCTGCTCAAATTTGTGCACCTTGTATGAATAAACAGTTTGCCATAGTAACGAAAGGTCAATTTGTCCGTTCGCTTCTCATTGCGAAAAACAGCTCCATAAATTTGTGGAACAGCTATTAACCGTCTTGAAATTCACGACAGTTTTTTACTGACGATTCGTCATTTTGATGAATCGTTATTTTTTTTCAAATTTCCTATTCCACTATCCGTTTTGGAGTGGTAAAATACAAATATCATACTGATTTAGGGAGGAAAACGCATATGAAAAAATCCAAAAAGTTACTGGCAATTTTTACCATTATGTTACTGATTGTCTGTATGGCAGTTCCAGTATCGGCGGCTGGTAAAATCAACAAGAAAAAAGCCACTTTGAAAGTCGGTCAAACATTACAATTAAAAGTAACTGGAACAAAAGGAAAAGTAAAATGGACAAGTAGCAAAAAATCTGTTGCTACGGTATCTTCTAAAGGACGTGTAAAAGCGAAAAAGAAAGGTTCCGCTACAATTACCGCAAAGATTGGTAAAAAGAAATATACCTGTAAAGTTACTGTGAAAAAGGCTTCTAATGGCAATGGCGGTTTTGGTGGAAATCCAAATGCTAACAGCAGTGGTAAAAAGAATGTTGTTAGTTATCATGCAGAATCTACGCCGTATGGAGCTGTGGCAATTCTGGAAAACCATTATGACCATGCAGTTGATCTGACCGTTGAATTTATCTATTATCTGAATGGAACAATGGTCGGAGTTGATAAGGATTATAATTTTGCGTTTGCAGCACATTCAAAATGTGCACTTCAAGGCTGGAATTCTGATAAAACGTGGGATTCTTTTAAAATCAATTTGAATATTAAGAAAGCATCTTCAAGTGTTATAACAAATAACTCGGGAATTCATTATTCAGCCAATTTTGGAAATAGAAATGTAGTGGTAAAAGTAGATAACAATGGACGGAAAAATGCGTTTACCACTATTGCAATTGTATTTTATAAAAATGGTAGGATAGTGGGGTATGATGATCGTAATGCTGATGTAAAAAATCCAGGATCGACAGCTTATCTCGAATTTGATTTTCCATTTGATAGGAATTTCGAGGATATCATACCAGATAAATTTGAAGTATATGTAAATGATTCGTATACATATAGCTGGATGAATTAAGATAAAAGGCTAGGGAGGAATCCCTAGCCTAATCTCTTTTAATACCCTGCTTGCGTAACTCCATATTCTGCTTGTTCAGTAGTAAACTTGTCAAACGTTTCTAGTTGTTGAATTAACCCATCTTTTGAAAAGCTCATTAAATCCAAATAATTTTTCGCAGATTTTTCAGCTTGCCTGTTCCAACTTGCTCCGCAAAAGTCTGCTGCATATTCGGCTTCTTCTTGATTGTATTTATCAAATGTTATTAATTGTCCAACTAATCCATCATAAGAAAATGGCATTAACTCCAAATAATTCCTTGCCGCCTTCAACGCATTTTTCTTTCCAAGCGGGACTTGCGGTATATCTTCGCATTTTGAGATAGAACAGTCATATATATAGTCTTGTGCGGAAATTGCGTCTGGTTTTAAAAATATTCCCTCAACAGTAACATAATCTCCAGCCTGTAGGCTCATTACGCTTGCATTGTTGCTTCTTACCATCATTGCAAACTCATCATATCCAGTATATGTTATTCCGTCATCCATTGCAATTTGCACTCTGTATGCCCCAGATTTATTAATACTATTTATTTGCCACTCTTGGTCTGTTGGAATTTGTATTGTCTGCAATACATATCCATTTACAGCCACTTCATCGCCCATTGAAAAGTCTGGATAATCGTTGATTTTTTTCGAATAAATTTCTTTAACTACGTCTTCGTAATAGTTCTCCGTGTCCTCTGAAGCATCAGAATCTCCAAATCTTTCAGAATGGCTCATTTTATAAGTTTTTAGCTGCAAATCTTCCCATAAATCCTTGCATACAGAAAAAACCGCTTCTGTTTCTTCTTCTGTAGCTGGTTCTATTTGTGCTGTTTCTGTAATTTCTTCCTTCTGTCCGATTTCCCACTTAAACGCCATGACAGGTGTCGCAGTCACCAAACTTGCCATCACGGTTGCCGCAACAATAACTCTTTTCACTTTCTTCATACATACGTACCTCCCAATATTTGATACCCATATTTTACCACCTTGGGACGTATTCTGGAAGTCCTATTTCGCTTTTCTATCAATTTCCGCAGTTACGGCAAACAAAAGAGCTTCGGCAAATTTCGCACCGAAAGAATCAGCGTATTTATCGTGAATCTGCTTTGCTTCCATGGTGAGATTTTCCCACTGCGGAATATCGTCCTTTGATATAAAGGCATACTTCTTGTGGAGGTTCCATATATCTTGCCAGATAGAAAAGTATGTCTGTTTAAAGTCCATCAGCGTAAAGAACCCCATGATATTTCTCGAACCTATACTCTTGCTTTATTTCTGGGTATTTGTTCCAATCTACCTTGCTATAAAACATCTTTGTTGGCCTGGCAAATAGTTCCTTACCGCCATACAAAGCTCTGTATACTACCAAGTCTTCCCCTGTTTCTGTATGTCTGGCATATCCGATAAACTTATACAAATACTCGTTGTTGCGTGGCTCCTTGATGGTTTCTCTCTTAAAGTGCTGTACAATGTCTCCTGGTTCAAATAATGGTCTATACATTTTCTTTCTCCTCCTCACCCAGCTAAAAGAATATCTCCAGGATTAACTTCATGGAGTTTTGTTATCTCAACATCTTTCTTACTCTCCCCTTCCCAAATCAAGCCAAGGCTCAGAGCGATTCCTTTAGCTTCGTTTTCACTTCTGGCGCATACAAGCACATCATTAATACCCATATCGCATTCTATTCTCTTTGTTCTTGAAACCAAGTAAAGATTCCCGTTTATTTCCATGCTAACGTCCTCCATAATTTGTTGACTTCTTCGCCCGAAAATCAATTTTATTGGCTTATGCCTATATTTTATAGTGTGAGTGGTTTTGTAGCGGATCCGGTTATTTTATCGCAGTAATTCTTTATCAATAATCTGGAAATTTGCCCTGTGGATATAAAGAGCTTTTCCGTCAATCATTAACTTTGTCATTTTAGGTAGATCATCCGGGATTTTCCAGAACACCTCGTCACCAGAATATGCGGCTATTGGTTGTCCAAGTTGGGATTTAATTACTACAACCCTAGATTTCCCAAAATAATTTTTATAATAATTCACAATCCCGGCTATGTATGCATTCTCTGAAATCTTCTCGGTTGAATGGCTGGTAATATCTTCCTGGGTAAAATCAACCTCCGGCTTCAATCCTTTTTGCTCAAAAATACAAGTATCACCACAACTTTCAATTTCTTTACCGTCTATCAGAATTGTAATGACGGAAGATACATCATAACTGGTTGTTTCATTACCCTCGCTATCGTAGCCCTTAGATTTGGTTTTATTCCCGGAAATATTAATCTTGTCCCCCGTGGTGGTCATAACCTTTTGCCCGTAGTTATCGTAGGTATAGATTGTGTAGCTGTTACCAGAAAGATTTCCTTTCACGTCATTCATATAATCGTCATTGGCTGCGCAACCTGTTAGCCCTGTGATAACGCAAATACAGATAATGGTTGCCAGTAGTGCTTTGATTCTTTTCATGGTTTTTGTCCTCCCTCATATGTCTCATAATCAATCGTTCCCAAATCGCCGTACACATCTGGATAATAAATTCCAACCCAGAAGTTGTCCTCCATTGCTTTGTAGTAAGTTACTTTTACATTCCATCTCTGTACCTCGTCAATAATTTCTTTGTTGAGAAGTCCGAATTGATCTCGGCAAGCTTCACTTTCCAGTTTGTAAGTCAATGCTTTGTATTTCTCGGCATTTGCCTGTCTGGTGGCGGTAACCGTAGTCTGGCTTATTGCTAAAAGCAATCCAGCGATCAAAAGATATACCGCACCGATAAAAGCCACTGCTACGCCCAAAACAAGCACGGTTGCGCTCACATTCGAATACTCATATTCGTAGCTTAAAGATTCTCCTATTCTATTTGCAATCAGAATAACAACGCCGACTGCAAAAATGATTATTGATAGCCAAAATATCATAGCGTGTCCTCCCTTTTCTGTTTCACTCTTTGATATAACATATTTTGTGTGGTGTCTTTAAAGAATAACATGATTCTATAATCAAAATCTCCGCCGTTTCTTTTTCCCCACTTGGTTTTAAAATGTTCTTCCATCATGTCAAGGTAGAACAGCGGTTCTTCTTTATCGTCTACTAAGTCATCTTTTGCCATATCTGTATCTGGATTGCGTACCATTTTCAGAATATTTTCAGCTTGGCTTGGCGTAACCATCGGGTGCTTTTCTTCACGGTATTTTTGATATTTCTTGAAAAACTCTGTAATCAAGAATATAGACAGGCAAATGTCGTGGTCTTCAAAAATATTCTCTTTTGTTCCGTAAATACTTTCGTATATTTCGGTTACCAATTTCTCAACATCCTCGTCTTTATAATCTAAGAGAGATGATTGGTTCCTAGAATTATAGCGGTTGGCTTTCTGCTCCTTGGTTCTAGGGGGTATATTATATATATTTAATTTATTATAATTATTAGGAGCAGAAGTCTGATTATCTTTATCTGTATAAGATAAAGTCTTTTTTTCTTTATTATCAATAAAGTCTTGTTCTGTTTTCTTATCTATATCTGTTATACTTATTTCACTGTTATACTTATCCACGCAGTTTTCCTCACCACGGAAGGTGCAGTTTTTCTCACCATCCCCCATGCGTTTTTTCTCACCACGTTCGGGCTGATCTTTTTGCTCATGCTCATTTATAAATTCTTCATAAAATTTTTCTGTGAGAATAAGGTGTCTATGCTTTATTACTTTTGGATTATCTTTTTCATATTCATACCATGAAGTTATATAACCATTCTGTTTTAACCCATTTAGCATTGACTGAATAGTACGTTCAGACACACCAATAAAGTCAGCAAAATGCCGATTGCTCGCAAAACAATCACCGCTTTTATCTCTTTTGCGAAGACTATGTATTTCCACTAATAAAAATTTTTCTCTTGGGCTGAATTTATTTGTAAGATATAATTTTGACGGTATAAATACCCCTGTGAAATCTCTTTCTCTTCTTTCAGAAACAAACTGTTCTTTTCTCATGCTAGATAACCTCCGTATATCTAAGAACTTCTCCGATAATATAAAAACAGTAGGCAATCTCTCGGAGGTGAGACTTTCGGCGGCCAACCTAGCCCACTGAATTTACCATATTAAGCTAAAACCAATCTATTTCCATCATAATGACTCTTTACGTAATCAATTATTTTCTCGGAATCGTCGGATGTTATATAAAAAGCGTCTTTAATCGGAATAGTGTTTATTTTCATAATTTTTACTATTTTCTTTATGTGAAAAACTGTACAACATTTAAATTCCGTTTGCTCTCTTATAATTTTTCTCACTTTTCCAAAAGAAAACTCATGTTTATCATCAACAATTTTTTGGTTGTATTTTGGCATATATTTTCTAATATAAAAAATTTCCAATGAATCCAAGTCTTCAAGTTTACATTTAATAACAGAAACCGAAGTAAAGTGTTTATTTGAATGGCTATATGGGCGGAAAAGCCCTAGCTTAGACTGTCCAATATAAACTACTTCATTACCATCTAAAAGGAAATAAATAATTGGTTCTCTTGCAATCGGAATGCGAATGCAATTTGAATTTTCCTTAAATTCCATAGATTGATACCTGCCTTTCGTATAAAAAAGTGCCTTGAACTGTATGTAAATCAACAGGCAGGCGGCAAGGCATTTCCGCTTTTCGATGATCGGTCTAGCCTGTTGGTTTTACCAAAATTATTTGTTTCTGCTCTTATTCATCATGTCACGCATGGTACCGAGAATAAACTCATATGTTGCTTGGTAATCATTGTGTCTCCCATTTGCCATTACGCCTTTTAATTCTTCAAGCATTTCCACAAAAGAACCGACATCTTGAGATTCTACCTCGCAATCAATAAAAAGATAATTTGTGTTATTGATATCAGCGATTCTATTTATATACTCTTTGATTCCTCTTTTTTCCATTAATCCGGGCGCAACCCTATTTTTATGGTCTACATATACGAAACGCTGATATTTTGAAAATGGGCTTTTTATAGCACAAATATAATTTTCCATCTTTTTTCCTCCCTTAAAAATAAAAAAGAGCCGCCAAGTAAGATAAAAATTCCTCAAAATCGAGAAATATTAATTTCTTCTTAGCGGCTCAAAAATCAAGACCGTGTGTACTTCTTCATTGAAGAAATTATACCACACAATCAGCCAAAAATCAATATGCCGGGGATGGTTTGAAACGGCTATCCGTATCATTTTGGGCTTTTGTTACTGCTTTCGCAATCTCGCTTCCGTCCAGAATAATACTGTTCATAATGTACTGCGGATTCTTATTTCCGCTGTTCATACTCATTGCCATTGCAACTCCCTGGGCTACTGCTTTTGCCATTTCTTCTTTTGTAAGTCCCATGCTTCCGTCCGAACTGGAAACAATGCTGTCTGCGATCTTCTTCATGGTTCGCGGATTTTCTAGAGGAAGAACGGCTTCGGAACCGGCTTCACCGATACCAATTACCTGTGCACCGTTGAAAAGACCACCTTTGGCGTACCAATTAGGCTTGTAAACTGGTGTAGAACTGGTTCTTCCACCTCCAAGATCATGTTTTCTCCACTCTGAAATATAATAAGTCAGAGTCGGTAAATGTACTTGTTTCATGCCATCAGCAAATGATTGAGCAGTTTCCCGACCAATTGATGTAAGATTAACATTAAATAGTCTTTTAATTTTATCCGAAATCCCCGACAAATTAGATTCTGTGTAGGTTTTCATTTTTCCAGTTTCCGTGTCAACTTTTCCAGAAGCCTTTTCCCAAATCTGGTTTGTATTGATAAGGACAGAAGACCAATAACTTTGAATAGTTGTCATAACTTTACCCATTACATCTTTGGTATCGGTGTCCATGGTTCCGAGGGCTGTCGATACTGCATTTGCGGAATTTCCCCAGTTTGTTTTTGAATCAGAACTAATATTTTCTGTGGAAGTTTTTACTTTTGTCTGTGCGGCAGACATAGCTTTCTCAGTTGCTGTTTGAATTCCAGACATTGCAGTTCCTGTAGCTTTGGATATGCTTCCCATTCCAGTTTTTACAAAAGTATTTGCGCTGCTGATAGAAGTTTTTGTCTTGGTTTCCATCTCTTTCACGGAATCTGGGAATACTTGCGCAAAAATCTTTGCTACAGATTCTGTATTGATTCCGAGTTCCTTGGCGCGCGCCATGATATTATCAAATGCATCCTGTGCAGTGCCACCAGAATTTTCAGCTTCCATTAATGCTGTATCAAGAGAAACCATTTCATCAGCGCTAAGTCCTAACTGTGTTTGCAATTGTGGAAGAACGGTGTCATACAAATCATCAATAGACTGTTTACTAAGGTCAATACTGCCAGCCATATTTGTTGTTTTATCATCCAATGTTTTAATGGAATCGGACAATATCTTAAACATGTCGTCCGTAATAAGACCTTTCTGGTTTAATTGAGAAAATGCTTGCTCTGCCTGGTCGGATGTAACCCCCATTTCTCCCAATTTATCAATCAATTGTTGCGTTGCTTTTGCCTTATCCTCGGCGGTCATCCCTTCTTGCTCTAGGCTTTCTTTTAACTGCCAAATTTCCTCTGCCGACCCAGAAAGAATATCACCTCTTCTCTGTAAAGTTTGAATGAAGTTATTCATGGTATTGCCGAATGTGGTTCCAACACCATTACCGCCTTGCATGGTTTCAACAAGACCAGCCAATTGAGAGGTTGCTACTGTCGCAGCTGCTCCTACTGCCACGATAAGTCCAGCTTCACCAACAAGAGGGCCAAGTGCTTTAGCAAGAGAGCCAAATTTACTGCTTGAAGAACCTGCCGCATCACCCAAATCTTTTATTGCTTCTTTTGCTCCACTTGTGCCATCTCCAAGTACATCTGCTAACTTTTCAGCAATCATTTCAGCGTTTTTCTTTTCAGCTATTTTACTTGCGATATGTCCCACAAGTGAACCTACAAGAGTTCCAATCCCTGTAATATTTGCTATTTTTACTGCAATAAACGCTTTTGTAAGCCATTCTGCAATATGTCCGGCTATCGGGTGTTTTTCCTCTAATCCATCAAACAATCCGTTTAATGCGCTGGTAAGACCAGTCAATAACAAATCAGCCGCAGTACTAAGTATTTCACCCCATGGTAATTCGCCAAGGAATGTTCCAACACCTTGTCCAAATTCATAGAAAGTGTCTTTTGTAAGCGTATTTTTCAACGCCGTACACAGGTGAGATATGAAATCTCCAAGTGCTTGTCCATTTTCTTTCCAGTTTGTTTTTTTCAAGAAAGTAGAAATTCCCTCTGTGATATTATTAGTAAGTTCATCCCAGTTTACAGTTTTGGTAAACGCAGCCAAGCTTCTAAACGCTCCATTTAAAATTCCAGATAAAGAATCTGCAATATCCTTCATGGAAATTTTGGACACAGCGCCATTTAAAGCTTTTCCAAGTGAACTACCAAGCTTATCCCAACCAGTTACACCAGCACCGTCCTCTTCTGACATACGTTTTACAAATCCAGATAGCATTTTCCAGGAAATCATAAACTTATTTCCAAGCAATTCACCCAGATTAGTCCAGTTGATTTCATCCAGTGCGCCGATTAACCCATCACCAATATTTCTGCCGATTAATCCAAAATCAATACCGCCATCACCAATAAGCTGATTAAGAGTATTTACAGCTGTGTTGATTCCCGTCCCGATAGTTCTTCCAAGCAAGTCAAAATCAAGTCTGGTATTTAATGAATTGAATGCTCTTGTAAATGCGTCTGTAAACTCAGTTATTTTCGGGGCAACATTTTTCCAGTTAATAACCTCATACACCTTGCTCATTCCGAGATTAAGCATATCGGCAATAGTAGTTCCTACACCCTCCCAGTCTTTCGCCAGGAATGCTTTTCTAATTTTGGAAGCCCATTTGTTAATAGGTGTTTCATCGACAGTCAAAACTTCGTCCAAGGAATCTTGTATTCCTGCAAAGCTATCAGCCAAATCGCCAAGTCCAGAACCAAGGCTTTTAGATGCAGTCCCGGAATCGTTTGAGTTATCAGCAAGCTGATTTAATTGGTCGAATGGTAATACAGAAAGTGCCTTTTTCAGCTTCTTTGCAGATGATGTAGCGTCATCAAGCCCGGAAGAAGCATCATCACCGGCTGTTTCTATACCCCCTAAGTTAGATACAATATCGCTAACTCCACCCTGTGATCCTTTCAGCTTCTTTCCCATCAATACATACATGAAGTTACGGAACACATTCGCAGCTTGCATAAGTTTTGACATAAGCGCATTGAGAGCTTGAATAGCAGGAAGAATGCCAGCAATCAAACCTTGCCCGATTACTGCGGAAAGTGACTGGAAGTTCAGAGTGAGTAAACGAACCTGGTTCGCCCAGGTGCCGCTTGTCCTGGCGAAATCCCCTTGCACATCTCCTGTAACTGACATTAAATAGTTGTATCGAAGAGCAACTTTTTCAGCTTGGGACATTGCATTATAAGATGTTGTAATTCCCCTTGAAAGGGCGTAAGCTTCCATGTTTGCAACGGATAAATTAATGCCCAATTGTCTCAAAGGTTCAATTTCCCCGGAAATTCCAGAGCGTATTTTCTGAAAAGCAGTATCTGTATCAATGTTGTAAAATGATGCAATATCCCCGGCTAATCCAGCAAGAGAAATTGACATTTTAGAAGCTGCATCTTGCGCAACACCAGATGATTTCATCATTGCCATCATGGTTCCAGAATATTGCTTTGCCGCCAATTCTGATAATCCAAATTGTTCTTTTGCTGTGGATGCAAATTGATAAGCTTTATCAGACATGCTGCCAAACGCAACATCTACAACGTTTTCAACCTCTGTAATTTGAGAGCCTAAATCAACTGCGCTTCTTCCAAAGTCAACAAGACCTTGGATTGCCTTAAATCCAATTGCAGTTTTAAAGAGTGCGCTCAGATTAAAGGATGCAGTTTTCAGTCCAGAGCTACCGCTTCCAAGACGCTGAAACCAACCAATGATAGTTTTTATACCACCACCAATTTTAGAAGCAGTTTTACTTACAAGATTTCCAAGACTCAATGTACCAGATGATAATTTTGAAAAAGCACTGGATATGGAATTTGTTGCAGTATTCACCTTGCCGCCAGCACTTGCCAACTGCGCCAGTGCTTCCGTCATGCGGATGGTATTCTCACTGATTTTTGGAGCATTTTCCATTACTTTGAAAAACTTCTTTGTTTCTTGCGCCAGATTTTGCAATTGTCCAGCGGTCTGGCTAGTCTTGTTTCCAGCACTTGCCAGTCTTCCGATGGATTGTACAAATAAATTAGTTGGTTCGGAAACATCCCCCACTCTGGACAGCGTTTTTATCACAGATTTTAATTGTTTTCCAAGCCCAGGAAGTGCAACTTCTACCTGTTTTGCCTTATCACCAGCATTTACAAGTTTCTGTAAAGAAGAAACAAAACGGTTGGTGCTGGAAGATACATCTGGGAGATCAGAAAAGCTTTTCATGGAATTTGCAATTTTATCCAAAGTGGTTGTGTCAAAATTATCCGTTTTGACTTCCATTAGCCTTTTGACTGCATTAATTCCTTGGATTACTTTTGAACCACTAAAATCAACAGTATTAAGAACAGACATAGAGTGTGCCACTTTCTGTATACTGTTAATTGTTTGCTGTGCATTTGAAGAATCAACTTTTCCAAGCTTTTCAATAGCTTTTGTTACTGAATTAATATTTTTAGTATCTATTTTGGGTACAGAAATATTCTGTAAACCGCTGATAGACAATAAACCAGACGCAAAATCTTTAAGTGATTTCCCGCTTCCATCCAATGCTGAAAAATTTACACGTGATATGCTGGTGAGTTGCTTTGTAAGACCACCAAGATTAGGTAAGGAAACTCTAACACCATTTAATGTTTTTATGGATGCAGATACTCTTCCTATTTCTCTGGCATAATGGCGCAATCCACCTGTATTCAGATTCTTAAATGAACTGTTTACGTTCAAAAGTTTTCTTGATAAGTTCTCAAGTGACCGAACAGCTTTTGCCGTACTACTTCTAACCTGTAAATCAAGGGTGTCAATGGTGTTATCCGCCATTTTCAATTTCCCTCCTTTTTGCATAAAAAAATAAAGGGCAGACAAGACTAATCATCCTGCCTGCCCTCTTCGTTACCTATCTCGTCAAGTTTCGCATTTGCTTGTTTTACAAGAAGCTCAAAGTATCTTTCTTCTTGCTTTAATTCCTCTTCTGTTTTTTCATCATAAATCTTTTCTGGAAGCAATTCTTTTTTATCATCACTTCCAAATGGCTTTTTGGGGTATGAAACCTTGGAAGAAAGTGCACTTGCTATAGCAATTTGAACATACGCACCAGAAACCCAGGATTGATAATCAATCAATTTGCTCTTCTGATTAATTTCATCTTCTTTTTGGTTTCTCCAAGCTTTTAATCGAAGTTGAAACTCTTTTATGGTGCAATGCAAAAAATCACGTTTACTCATGCCAATTCTTACAGCTTCTGGATAAAGTTCACCCCAAATTACTTCTCGGTAGCTTTTTTCTGCGGATTTACTGATTTCTTCTTTGTTTTGGAACTCTTGAACACTTCGTCCAGAAATGTCCCGATTCCGGTCAGATTGAAAAAATCATCTTCCTCCATCTGTTCAATGCAAAGTTCAAGAACTCCGTAGAAATTTCCAGTTTCATCACCAGAATGTTCGCGAAGATAACTTGCAAGAAGTCTTTTAGCTGCCGCAATGTTCGGAACTTTCCCATCTCCATCTGGATGATCTCCGTGATGTTCCATGAGTCCGGCATAAAATACTGTAAGTGTAGTCTGTGGAATATTGGAAACTCCGGCTATAATTTTAGAAACATCTTTTTCATCAGATGCCAGTGCGAGTGAAGAAAATAATTCAGCTGTTCCCTTAACACAATCAGCATATAGAGATGCCTCAATTGTATATTCTAGTTTATAGTCATTTCCACCAATAGTTAATGTTTTATACATGGCCTATCCTCCCAATAATAATTACTCTTGCTCTGTTGGCTTAATCGCGGTATCAGCACCAACATACTCATTGATAGTCAGAGACATGGAAACTGTAAGAAGTCCGTTCTGGTCTCTGGCTGGTTTTGGAATCTTTGTTGGTGGCTCAATTTTGGTAAAAAATGCCTTTTGAAGAGAAGGGAAATACTCTTCATACCACATTGATAAGCCAGATGCCTTTCCAGTTTTGTATGCAGCAATAAGTTTTTCCCACTCATCAATTGTTTCGTCTGTAACGTTTACTGTTACATTGAATGTTCCACCTGTAGAACCACGTCCAGCAATTGTTCTTTCAATTTCGTCTTCCAGTGCAGACGCATCAATCGTCTCTACATCAATGGTAATTTCGTCAGAAGCGTTGATTCTGTGAAGCATTATAAATTTTGTAGGCTTAGTACCAGCCACTGTTTCAACGGCATATCCAGTAAGAGAACCAACTGTAGATACACCAGCAATATTGCCTTTTTCTGCCATTGCTATATCTCCTTTTCTTTCTATCAAACTATAAACTGGCTCTATGACTCTCTTGCACGTAACCCTGTGCCGGGAGATAGCGGATCACCGCCTTTCTACTCTTCTTTGTCTGTTTTCAGTTCCGGCAATCCTGCTACAGAAGTAAGCAAAGATAAAAAACCAGAAAGCAAAGATGCGGATAAAACCATTTTCCAATCAACGCTGCCAATCACAGTTGCAGTACCAATGGTTGCCACCGCTGTTTGAGCAACTGTTTTTACAGCTCTAATTCCTGCTGCTTTCAGCCAAAGTAATTTATCTGCTTTCATTCGGCATTCTCCTTTCATATTTTTTGGTAAAAAAATAGAAGCATTTCTGCTCCTAATCTAATAAGGTTCCTGTATATATTCGGCTGTATCTGCTTACAAGCTTTTTGATTCCACTGTCACCGAAAAACATAGGTTCCGGGCCATATGTGCGACGGAATCCCATACTCGCCATAGTTTTGTGACTTATCTTGTCCAATTCATACAATCTGGTTAGTGCTTTGCTCCCAGATGTGAAGCAATTTACTTGAAATGATGGCATTGTTGCGCATTCATCCCCTTCAAGGTCACCTCTTGTAATTGGATTTCCGAGCATATAAAGCTGTGCATATGCTTTTTTGCCAGAAGCATTTGTCTCGCTCCCATCCATGGAATAATTATCTGCGCCAGTAATCTTAGAAACAGCCGCTCCCCATTTTGAAAAAACTTCCAGTACAGGGGATTCTATTGTGTCTGGCATATCTGTCACCTCACAATAAAAAATGCGCCCACTTTTAAAGTGAACGCATTGCACGTAATGCTACAATTTAACACCGTAATCATAACATAATTAGTTGGTATCATTCAGTATATTATGGTATCTTCTTTAAGAAGAGAATACCTCTTTGGCAATTTTGCGAACAGCAATAATAACGGCTTGTTCTGCGTGATACATAGGCATGTACGCTCTATTTCCATATGAATGGCGTGTTTCTCCACTTCTTTCGTCCGTATACCACCATCCATAAGGTGAAAATGCATGGGTTTGTCCGGGGTATGTACCTACTCCGTATTCAGAACCAGAGGGCAGAGGGTAATTGTTTGAACCATATGTGATACCAGCTGAAAATTCAATGAACAACACTTTTTCACCAGATAGTCTAACAGAAGCCCCGACGATATTTCCGTTTTGATCATTAATGATTTCTGTATAGTAAGAGCCTTTTTCTTCATCCGGGATTGATTCCATGGTCGTTTGAATAACATCCAACCCGATTTCAGCCAATCGTTTTACAAAAATCTCATTTTTCCTCTGTAGTTCATTTTGGTAAGCTTTTAATTTTTTGATGGCATTTTGAATAGATTTCGTGGATAAGTCGCATTTTATTGTTTTACCCATCTTCATTTCCTCTCTTAGAAATTCCGTATCTGGCAATATTGCCTTTTTGTGTGTCTAAAATCTTCTTTAGCGTGTAGTCTGGCAATACTGTAGGTTCTCCATTTTCATTCAAAATAAGGTTTCCATTCTCACTTATTTGTGGGATTCTATCTATCCAAAATATATCTGCCTCCTGTGGATGAAAATTTCGATTAAAGCTTGTAATGTACCTATCATAATCTGGCACTATTCCGGCTGCAATTTCTTCCGGCGTTCCAGCTGTGGATGATACAGAAAAAGAGAACAGAACTGGCTTCTCATAAACTTTAATGCGGTCTAATCCTTCTGTTTTTTCAGTAATTCGTGACCAATATACTTTTTGCTTTTGACGGACTAATCCTCTCATATTTCCTCTCTTTCTTAAATTTGGTTGCTTAACTAAAGCCCTATTTAGTTAATTATTTAATGCTGATACGTTGTTACCATAGCAATCTTCTGATAGTTCATAAGATGTGTAAGGTTTTTCTTGGTATGTTCCTATTGCACTATCACTTTTACCCAATGTCCCACTCCAAAGCATATTGTTGTAAAAATGTTCCTCCATACCAGTACCTTCTTTTGTAAAAGGGCCAAGTTGGATTGATACGCCCTTATTTACTTTTAATATACAGTTAGATACTTCTAAGATTTGGTAATAATTAGAACCATCGAAATATCCTCTGTGACACCCCAGTGCTCCTGTTTTCAGCGGTCTGCTGTAGAGTTCATACATTCTATCGGGCGTATCATTTATTAGCTCACAATTTCTAATAATGTATTTACAATTTTTAGCCATCCCAATTCCTACAGCTTGGTTTTGAGCTGAATATATAATACAATTTTCAATTATACCATTTTTTTCTGTTTCGTCTGAATAATCAGCGTTGTCAACATGTACGCCATAAGCTCCTATGGTGTAATCATCCCTTCTGTTTTCAACAAAATTAGGTGTACCATCATGTGTCGCTTTAATTGTCAAATTTGAAATATAAAAATTGCCACTTGCAAATATAGGTGCATCATCATATCCACCTTTGTCATTCATTATTATGCAATCTTTTTTATTAGTGCCAATAAGCGAAATATTTTTATTTTGAATGCTTACTGTTTCGTTGTAAACACCTGGGTATATTTTAATGGTTACAGGGTTCGATTTAGTAGCGAAAGAAGAAGCGTAGTTAACCGCTTTACCTATTGATGAAAACATTTTTTCGCCTGTTATTGACACTTCAACAATATTTTTACAGTTATTCAATCTCTTCCATTCTAACCATGTCGAACCATTATTATATCTAAACCATAAAGTATTATCCGAAGAATTTAAGAAAAATTGGTAGCATCCACCTTTTAACTGTGTATTTAAGAACGAGAATAAGCATCCACTTAATGTCATACCATACACGGGTAAATTTTTAGTGCATTTTCCGTCTGCGATTTCCGATGTATTAAAGTAGCAATAGTAATAGCCTTTTGTAGCGTTGTTTGCATCACTTAGAATTGTTTTATAGGTACTTGAAAAAAGAAAATCCGTTGAACTTTTAAATAATTCTACTGAATTATCTAAATACTGAACCCATTTTGGAACGCCCTTTACAAAAATAGCGTTAACATAAGCACTTGTTGTTATTTCTATATCATTATTTATCCATAATACTAAATAGAAATGGTATGATGGGTACATTTTTCTAATTGAAACCAAATCCGCAGATGTAATATTTTGGTTTCCATTTACAAACGAATTACCGTTCCAGCACCCTACAGACGTATTGTGTTCGTCATACCCCCATAAATTAAAAACGTAGCCATTTAAAGCAACAACGCATTCAACATCTTCTGCTATATAATTTATGGTTGTAATTCGTTGAGATGAATTGCCTTTATCACCATTCCAAATGCCCTTTCTCTCCCACAGTTCCTCACCATTTGCATTTTTTAAGCCTGTGAACGTAGCTATATCTTCCTTTAGCGAACCAATAGCTTCTCCCGTTGCTTTTGCTTCTGCAAGCCCACCTTCTATAGTCAATGTAGTGTCTGGCTGTGATACACTCTGAATGTCCTTAATAGCTTGTTCTTTTGCGGAATTTACATTTTGAACAGCTTCCGCAGATGTGTTTTTAGTAAGATCCAAAAGCTGATTTATAACATCTTTTTCTTCCTGTCCTATCTGTGGTTGATCAATCTCGATACCCTCTAGCACTGGTACTTCCGCTATTGCGGTATTCCATTCAACACTAATATTTGAATCGGAATCCGTTTTAACAGCGCAAACAATAAAACGTACCGTTCCCATATACCTTGCTGCATTTCTTCCAATCAACCAAGAAAAAGTTACATTTTCGCCATCTACAGCTACATCATCACAAATGTATTGGTCTTTGATAGAAACATTAAAATCCACACTGCTTACGTTTTCAAAGTTAATTCTGACTGAAAATTTGGATAAATCAAGATTATCTCCTACAATTTTGGGACATGAAAATTTAATACGTTCTGCATTCTTGTCAGATTGTACACCACCAACTACGATTGTAGAGGGCACGAAAATAACCCTTGTCTTAGCATCAATCGTGCATATATCGGATTCTTCAGAAAGCAAATTAACATCTTCTTTTGTGCTCATAAGTAAATCAAGTGCTGTTGTCATGTTCTACCCCCTTTGTGATACTTTGGTTTTACCAGTAGTTATAATGTATTTTCCGTTATCTTTCACTCCGGTGACAGATACAGAAAAATAATCCCAAGTAAGGGCTTCCGACGGAATTTCACATTGATTGTTTTTCAGTATTACTGGGTATTCTTTTTCCATTCTCCAAAATGAAGCAGCTATTTTACATCCGTTCCACTCTGGAGAAAAGATAAACAATGCTTTAAGATATCCAGTCGTGCCCTTTACCAGTCCAGAGAAATCACACTTGGGATCTGGATAAATTCTTTGATTATTTACAATAAATCTTAATACTCTCATGCAATCATCCTTTCCATTCCAACAGGCGAAACGTATGTAAATTGGTTTCCCAAAACATCTCTGGCTGTGCCAATAACAAACTGTCCGTAGTCTGCCAGAATATTGCATACAAATTCCTCTGCATCCACCCAATACCGTTTCTTAACCATGCAGTGAAGTTCTGGCAGTAAACCGTAGCTGAACATCACGCAATGACCTAATTCATGAATAAATACACGGTTCAAAAGTTCTCCATGTAGGTTGTTCGCAATCGAAATAATATGGGTGGAATAATCCGATACTCCAAGTGTTCTGTTTCCTGTGCGGTCAATTAAAACATCATCTTGTGATGGAACAAACTGCACTCTCCATAAATCCCCATTCATGTAGAATTGTCGTAGCATGGTTTATTACCATCCTTTCTACGAAAAAAGCCCCTGCCGCATTAATTTGCGACAAGGACTTAATTCATTTATTGCTCTAGTTCATCTGCTGTACAAGTCTGGTCAGGTCAGTTTTCATTGACTGTCTGAGCGTTGCATCTGCATCAGACCACATTTCCGTGAGATTACGGATAATGTCAGATGTGTACTCTTTCATTGACTCGTCCATTTTTCTCTTGGATTCTGTATCATTGGAATCATGGTAATGCCTGCGATTCTCGCTGTATCTGTCATAGCTTTCGCCGTATCTGGACTGCTTATGGTTCATTCCATCCATTCTCATATCACTACGATCTGGATGATATCCCATGCGGTACATATTACGTTCAAACTCTGGATTGTTCAGATACTCTTCCATCCAGTCATCATCTTCCATGTACAGATACGGCTTGTATCCCATACGACTTCCTTTGCCTTTCGGGGCAAATCTGCCATTGGAATAACGATACCTGTCATATCCCATGCGTCCAAGATATTTCTCTTCCTGTTCGCATTCGTCCATAGCTTCTACGATTCTGTAATCTTTATCTGCACAAATCGCACACTTTACAGCTTCCATGCAGTCTTTCAGATCGTCCCAGTCTTGAGCGCTGAGATTATCAAAGCCATGTGTTTTGGCTTTTTCCATAGCCCATTTTCCCATTTCCATTGCAACTTTATGCATTACAGCGCCCCCTTTCTAACAGCCTGTGTAACAGGTGCGTCTGTTGTTGGGGCTGTACCATTAATTGCAGTTAAATTATTACTCGGACTACAAGCCGGGTTTCCTAGCATCTTGAATACTCCGCCAGTTGCACTCGTAGCTACTCTGGTTGCATATTTTGTTCTGGTTCTTACGCCACAAGCTGTTACCTGTGCGCAACAACGATTCTCCAATGGATATAAAGTTGTTCCTGTTCCTATCTGAATCATTACTGGGGCGGTAATTGTGGTTGTATTTGGAATGGACTGCGCTAAAACAATGCAGTATTTTTCTCCATTATTGTAGCTTCCTTCCGGGATAGTAACCACAAGATTTCCACCTGTGAATGCAATTGCAGTAGACAGCACAAGGTGATTGCAAAGCTTACAAACATTCTTACATGCCATATTTTTTACCTCTCAATCAATAAGAGGTGAGCCACAACCCACCTCTTAGAATTAGTCAACCTCTAAGGGTGAGTTACTTAGCAGCAACAATTACCATATGTATTGCATCCTGCGTACGCATATGGAGCCGGAACCTGGAATGCAGGAATCGGAGCCGGATTGATTGCATTGATTAACTGCTGTGTCTGAGAAGCCATTGCAGTTGTAAGCAATGCAGACTGGCGATCCTGGGAAGCAGCGCGTTTCAGATCAGAATTCTCTGCCTGTAATGTTGCAATCTTATCGTTCGTCAAGAAGTCAAGGATTGCTCTTGTGTTGCTATTCTGATTTTCCAGAAGGTCTCTGGTGTTGTTGTTCATTGTGTTCTGGAGAGCACAAGTGTTGGTAGCCAGGTTATAGTTGATACCCTGTATAGCTTCTCTGGTCTCACAGCAACAATTTGCTAACTGAGACTGTAATGCATTGGTATTCTGCATACCGGCTACAGTATCAGCATTGATTGCCTGCTGAACGCCGTTGAAACCTTGAAGCATTCCAACGTTCACGCCATTGAAGCCACTCTGCATGGTATTGTTAAGCGCATATGTGCTATCGCAAATACCCTGCTGAACACCTCTAATGCCATTCTGAATATCATTCAGAGCAAAGCTCTCATTGATATCTGAACGGGTAGCCCATCCTTGGAAACCTGCACCATTTGTACCGTTTCCGCCATTGCCACCCCAGCCGCCAAAGCCGCCGAAACCGCCCCAGCCGAAGATTGCGAAAATAAGGACAAGCCAGATAAGAGAAAAACCATCGCCGCCCCACATATCGTTTGCACGGTTATTAGAGCCTGTAGCGGCTGCAATGTCGCTAAGACTATAATTTGAACCATTCATCATGTTTTTAGTCTCCTTAAATTTTATTTACAATAGGAGACATCCGCGGCTGTCATCCCAAATTGTAGCGATTCCAAATCACCCAATTATGGGGAAGTTATTTCATCCCTAAAAATTTTTCTAAAATTCCTTCGGGAGAAAAATTCTTTTCTTTAAATATATTTTGCTGAACTTGGTGTAGTTGCTCCGTATCACCATGTTTGTATAAATCAAGAGCATTTTTTAATGTTGGATTGTTTCCAGCAAATTTACTCATATCGTTCATCATGTTATCAACACTTCCGAACCTTTGAGAAATCATTTTCTGAATTTTTTGTTTCATTATTGTATTTGGGTTGAAATTCATCTCTGATTACCTCCCTTCTGTGTCTTGGGCGGTTCAGATTGTATTGGCAATAATTCTTTAATTTCAGAAATTTCAGCATGAACATCATCACGAAGTTGGTTAATCAGCGAAACAATATCAACTTGATTTGTGTTATTGCTTTCTGGTTGTTCTCCTTCATTTACAAGTCTGTAAGTGAAAATTCGGCTTCTGCCATCTGCTTGCAACTGTTTTCGGTAAACTTCTGTACCGTCAGTTTTTGGATAATAAACAGGATTCCCGGACATATCTACATCTTTTGCCTTTACAGTATCAATTCCATCAACCATCTGTCCTTGTAACATGGGGATTTGTGGTACTTGTGGCATTTGTTGTATTGGCTGCTGAATCTGTGCCTGTCCGTATGGCATTGCCTGCTGATAACTATTCTGCAATTGTGCTAATCTATCTTGATACGGCTGTATTTGTTGAAATGGTTGTGCAAAATACGGATTACCATACTGCATATCTCAAACCTCCCTTGTTTTTATAACTATATTTTACAATAATAAGAGGTTGATTAACACGCCATGATAACGCCATAAATACGCCATTTTCTATTAATACAAAGAAAAGCCCCGACAATACATCGGGGCAACTTTCATAATTTTCTTCTTTAATTTTCTGTTTATGCGGTCTACGGTTCTTGGGCTGTAGCCCATAATTTCTGAAGCTTCTGCAAGTGTTTTTTCTTCGTAAACACGCAATCGGAATAACTCTTTTTCTCTGGAATCAAATCCAGCTTCACGCAAATAGAAGATTCTTTCATCTTCCGAAAAGTCTTTATAATTATCCATTCCACCGTCCTCCCTGTTAGTGGAATCAATATTACACCGGGAAAATGCCTTTAAGGGCAAAGCCTAAAACAATACCGATTATGCCAGTTATGACATAAGCAATAATTTTGTCCTGTAATTTTCCTGGCTTTTCCATGAGTGCTTTTAAATTGTCGTTCATTTCGTCAACTGTATCTTTGATGTGTCCCAGATCGTTGTTGTATAAAGCAATTTTCTGTTCTAGCGCATTGATACGATTAAAAAAGCCTTCATCCCTTTTGGAATGCTTTTCTTTCATCTCATGGACGGCACTTTCCAATTCTTGCAAGCGGTGTTCGTTGATACACTCGTGTTCACATCCCATCGCTATTCCTTTCCATCACTCCCATTTTTTAAGATATTGCTTCTACCCACCTAATTTGAAGCACCCCTGCGATACGTGGGAGGATTGACGTATCACGCACACACCATCTTAGAATCCGATAAATGGAAAAACACCATGATTTACATAAATTTCAGTTTCGGAAGTCCAATTTCTGTTTACAGAAGATTCGGAATGTGATCCTTGAAATTCAGCTCCCTGTTTCACAAGAAAGAAAAGAGCCAAATCAAATATGCAATCATAGCAGTTTTCCATATCGGAATTTATTTTCTCATCACTGTAAGAGGAAGGATAATTCCTTTTCTTCTTAAATGAACGAATAGCCCTCTTTGCTGAAAGAGGAATCATCCTCGCAGTTTCTTCATCATCTTCAAGATAATTTGTCAAATCCTCTATAAGCTGTTCGTCCATTTAAGTCACCTACCTTTTCTGAGATAAAATCTCTGATATTATTCCAGCCTTATTAGTTGCTGTCAGGGCATAGCCGTTGTCACTTGCAAGCTGTCTTAACTGAGATACAGTCATATTAGACAACTCGCTTTCTGTATACTTGTGTGTTGATGTATCATTCACGCTTGCTACAGATGGTGACTGGCTGTTTTCATCGAGACTATGCCCGGTTATTCCCCCGCTTTGGTACCGATCACGATACCACCGTTTGCTTTTGGTGCAACAGGAACGAACATACCGGATGCTTTTGTCCATACTGCAACCGGATCCTGTGTAGCCCACATGGAAAGAGTAACAAAGGAACGATTCTCTTCCTGTATAAACTGTCTGTATTCAAGCTCTTCTGGTGTCACACCCCAGAGGCCAACACCGAAAGAACCGTTAGCATCTGCTTCATACAGAGTAAATACATCCTCTTTGAGGTATCTGGCTGTTTTCAGGGTTCCATCTGCTTTTCTGAAATTAAAGTTCTCATCACAACGATCAATTGTGATTCCATATTCCTGCATAAGCAGATTGGCAAGCTCCTGCTTTGTGAGAAGCCTTTTATTTGCAGCACCCAGAACAGCTGTCTGCATTGCAGTGTTGTTCCGCATGTAGTTAATCATTTTAAGAGAAGTAACAGCTTTGTTTACTACATAGCCATTGCCTTCTGCTACAGCTACCATTTTCTGGATATCGCCCATGATATCTGCATCTGGCTTAGACCAATCAGTAAGCGTTACTTTTGCGCTTGCTGGAACGCCATAGTCAATTCCCATGTCAACATGGTTCTCTTTGATTGTTACAGCGCCAGTGGAAAGGAACTGTCCTTTCATAACATTTGCTCTTGTAACAACGCCCTCGAACAGTCTGGCTGCATCATCAAATACAAAGTTTTTCAGCGCTTCATTATCCGGCACACCGTTTTCAATTGCCTGCCGTAAGTTTTCGGACTGATTGATTTTTCTCTTAATGAAGAGTTTTTCAGTCAGGACTTTTTCAAATCCAGGTCTTGTGCCGATTTCTGCTTCGCTATCAAGAGCGTGGACGAATGCAACTTCCGGGAGATTCTGTCCAGCCATAAGTCTGTAATACTCTGCTTTCAGATACTGGGTTTTTGTATCTGGGAAAATGGTATCGAGGATACCTGGTCTTTTAACGCTGAAATTCTGAGAGAAATTAAGTCTTTCTTCTTGGGTAATTGATTCCAAAATATTAAATGGCATTTGTCATACCTCCTTAAAATACTGGGTCTTCTGTGACTACAAAAACAATTCCGGTTTTTTCAAGCTCTGTTTTTGCAGTAGTGTCAACTGTTACTGGAAGTCTCTTTTCAAGAACACGGCCTGCGACAATCACGGAAATTGGTCTCTTAGTATCATCTGTCATATCAACATCTTCAAATACAATGCCGATTGCGCCTGTCGCATTTGTTGGATATACGGAACCTGCTTTAATAATTTTCTTAGTTCCAACTGTTTCAGCATTTGTTTGATCTGCTGTGTAGGTTTTAAGTACAAGTCCGACCTCGGATTCAAGAATATTTGGAGTGGACTCATACTGCTCTGTTTTCATAAAAGCCATTATTTATATCTCCTTTACTTAAATATTTACAGGGGCGTTACCGTCCACTGATTTAGTTTCCTGGTTCTTTTTTGCTGAGTAAGCTTTTGCAAATTCAGCAGCATCACTTTTTACTGTAGCTTTCCCACCGCTACCACCACCCGGATTCGGAGTGCTTTCCAATGCTTCCTTCTCCCAAGCTGCTTTTGCGGTATCAAGTGCTGTTTTATTTGCTTCGGAAACTCCCTTAACAAAAGTTTCGACTTCTTTCATTGCATCTTCTGGTTTCTCATACGGTGCAGATGCGTATGCTTTAATAGCACTCGCGTATGTTTCGGTTGAAAGTCCTGCATTTGCGAACATAGAAGTAATTTCACTGGTAAGGGCTTTTTTGTTGGATTCTGCAAGCGCAGCTTTCAAATCAGCTAACTCCTTATCCACTGCTTCCTTTTCTTTCTTGCGTTCAGCTTCTAGCCGTTCTGCTTCAGTCATGTTCTGCTTTTTCAACTCTTCCAACTCTTTTTCCAGGGAATCTGCTTTTTCAGCTTTTTCCTTCAGAGAAACATTTTTGTCTTTCTCTTTCTTAGTTTCAGCAGAAATAGAATCAAGAAGCTTAGAAACCTGTTCCTCGGAAGGTTCTGCAACTCCCATACCGATAAGTGCCTGTTTTGCCTGTTCTCTTGTCATTGAAATCTCCTTTCTTCCAGTCCAATACGCTTTTTCAACACGGTTCGCTCCGCACATGGTCTGTACCCGATTTACGCTCACGGGCTGTTGCAATTTATTTGATTTTGGGTATTAAAAAAGAAGCCTTAGATTTCTCTAAAACTCCTTAAATAATCGAAATTTGGTTCATTCTTCGTTAGATGGAGAATTTGCCATTGGTTCTGTTTTGGACGGATTCTGAAATTTTTCATCCAGTAGTTGTTGAGCTTTCTTCATTTCCGCTTCCGGGTCTGCCAGTTCCGGGTAAATAGTTCCCAGATACGGTAAACTCATTTCGTAGACTTTCTGCGGATCACTAAATAGCCCACAAGTAATCAGTGCGATAAGCGGATGGATTTTATTTTTGAACAGATAATCAAGTGCTTGTGCTTTTACAAGCATATTGTCTGTTGGGTTTCTGGTTATCTTTACATCGAAATCTCGAGTTGAGATATTAACATCATTTGATGTACCACGGATAATATTCAGAATAATTCTAGCAGATTCCTTTTCGGCTTCCTTGGTGAATGCTTCTACCAATTTTGCATCTCTCTCTGCGAAGTCCCATCCATTACGAAGGTATACGGCATTTCCTGTATCTCCTCCGCTATTGCTTTGTCGGTTTGGCATTGCTTCCACAATCAGCATATTATTGTAGATATCATCCTTTGCAACCTGGCTCTCTGATTGATTCAGTTCAGCGGTCATAAGTTCAACATCCGACTGACAGCCATTTCCAGTGTCTTTAACAGAGATAGCACCAAGTTTTACCATTTTCAAAAACTCGTTTTCGTCTACCTCGCAGTTTTTAAATTTCATAAAGGCTTGCACAAACTGTTCCACGCCATTTAATCTATCAGACTGGTATTTGTTGATTGCATCAAATAAGGTGATTGCAATTTCAACGTCTGATAGTCTGTCGTGATTATTCGGGCATTCAACAATAGGAATCCCGCCAAAACCATTGATGCCGTAGTTGGTTACTTTTCCATTCTTGATTTCAAAAAACTGGTTCTTTGAATAACATAAATAATATTGCTGTTCGTCTTCATCCTTTAAAATCTGAACGGACAGCATTGGTTTCCCGTTTCTCTGCGAATATACAATGTAACAATCACCTGGATATGGGATGAAAATTCTAAACGGTGGTAAATCTCCGTTTTCTGTCCAGTCCTCTTCTTTCAGAATAGCCTTATAAGAAGTTCCTGTTGCACTCTGGTATATTGCCCTTTGGATGTTTCTTGCATCTGCATTGGCTTCATCCAAATAGTCATTCAGAAGGTCAACTTGCTCATTTATTTTTTCATCTGCATTTTTCTTTTTACATACATATTGAATTGGCTCCCCACAAATCTGTCCAGCTTTAAATTTTACAGTTTCAAACGCGTGATTTTCAACCACTCTGTTATTAACTTCTGGACGGACTATTTTGTTTCGGTATAATATCGGCTGATCGCCTTTCATGTACCGATACAAGTAATCAATTAATGTTCGGTTTCTATTATGTATGCCAATTGTATCTGATACTACTTTTACTACATTTTGTGGAGTGATTCGGTCAACGCCTGTGTAGGCCACTTTTCGCCCGAACTCACCTCGGCATAAATCTACAAAATTCATTGTATTTCTCACGAGCCGAACCATCCTTTCTGAAAAATAAAAAGCACTGGATATTTTAATCCAATGCTCTACTTTATATTTTACACATATTGGCGGTATCATTCAGTATACTTCGGTATCATCTTTCAAAACCTTTTATCTTTTTTACTTCTGCCAAAGCTTTTAAGTGTTTTTTCTTAATATGTATTTCAGAATATCCCATCTCATCTGCGATACGAACCAATGATTTGTACTCAACATAATGCTTAAATAGTATGTTGTACAGCAACGGGTCTTCAACCTGTTCTATGGTTCGGACTATTTCCTGTTTTTTTTGTAAAAATTCGGATATCATTTTTGAAATCTCTTCTCGCAGATCAAATATCTTTGCAACCATATCTCCCATCGGATCACGTTTTACAGAAGTTTGTACCTTTTCTCCAACAGGGATTGCAGATACACTTGTGGAAAGAGAACTGAGCTGTTCTTCTTCGATAAGCTTGTTTTTGATTCTGTTATCATAATTTTCAATCTGGCGTAAATATTGAGTTGCAGTCATCATATTCTATCTCCTCCCCCAAAGTGGATTCTGTGTTGCTGTTACTGTTCCAACTCCGCTTCCATTTTTTAAGAATACTGCTAAGCTAGCGAGTGAATCCGGTGCGTCATCGTGCTTATTTTTTCCTGTCATTGTGAATTTATAGACATTATTCATAAATTTTCTATACTCTGCATTTTGATATCCAGTATCAAGAAAATAAAATTTTCTAATGTTTTCAGCATTATCCCAAATTCTCTGTTCTTTTCTCACTGCTGATTTAGGTGCGTGTCCACCATTATTCAAAATCATTTGTTGAGCATATTTAGAAGTAAGATTAGTTTGATACCCTTGTTCCTTCAACTTTCCTTCTACTTCATCTTTATACCCTTCGCCGCCTGCATTGGCTTCAAAAAAAGCATTCGTAACTTTATTATTGACAATTGCTGATACAACTTTTGGCATAGTAAATTTCTTTTCAGAGTTATCAAATACTACTTCGTGTATATATACAGAACCATCTTCATATACATATGCTACTGGCATTGCAAGGTAATCACTACCACCAAGAGCCACGTCGCAAGCCGAAACTACTTTCAATGGTTCTTCATCTGGAAGTTGTCCATTATAAAAATTCATATGTTGCGCATTAAATAAAGCGCCATCTCTTTCAATAGGTTCCTGCTGATACTGGGCTAACCATCCTGCCATATCATCGTTTTCTTCAAATTTAGAACGAATAGTACGATAATATTTTGTACTGAATCCAACTCCGTAATCGTAGTCAAAATTACTCTCATCAGTTTCCGGGTCAAGAGCTGGAATTTTAAGAACATCATATCTAATGTGTTTTGCTTCTGGATTATTCTGAAGAAATGATAGTCTGTCCATATACAAATCATGCAATGACCAGATAGTACCATTTAGAATCAATTTACATTGTTCTTTCTTTCGTGACATTACATTGTTGTCAAACACAATTTGCTTTCTTCTGAGAATATCTGGATTTAATACATCTTGAATACCTTCCAGGATATCATCGAGAATCAGCCAACCATATGCGTCATACTCACCGTTCAAACCAGATTCCAAACCTTTTCCAGATAATGTCGCATATTTTTTCTTTCTTTCAAGGTCTACTTTGTGGTTCTTTGCATCCGTTCTGGCTATTTTTGAATGAAATACATCTTCATGACAATATGTGGGGTCAGTCCATATTTCCATAACTCCATCTAGGAATGCGCCGCCAAGTCCTTCTTTATATGTAACATAGAGGTTGCTTATCTCTGAATCTCTTGCACAATGCCATGCGGTTCCAACAGTAATAATTTGCGATTTACCAGTTCTGGCTGGCTGATGCAGAAACAATTCGTCAAGTTCATCTTCTTCAAGTGCTTGTAATTTATCTACTACTTTTTTCAATGTTCTGCGTCTTGGTAAATAGAACCGTTCTTCTGGTTTTCTATCTTTTTCTATATACATGGCATATGAATCAAGCAAATGTGGTGATTCCAATAATAAATACTGCCAGTAGATATCGTCAAAGTCACCACTACCAGTTAATGCAGCACACTTCTCTGCTATGTTATGTGAGTATTGACTTACTTTCATAGCCATTTTCCGTGCTTCTTGATTCTCGTTGAAAGGAAGGTCAATATTCATATTTAAGAGCAAATCAAGGCAATCTTTTTGATTTTGATAGATTGTCATGTCACTACTGATAATCTGATTTAGGACTGTCCGATACCATTCGAGCGAGCCTTCTGTAATTTTTCCCATAAAAATAGAGCCAGACCTCCTTTCTTTTTAGGATTTAGTCTGGCTCTCATGTGGCTCTCTTGACTGGTTTACTTATTATTCAGCATTCTCATCAGCTGTCATATCTCTTGTATCTACGATTGTAGAAGTGTTACCTCCTTGAATCTTTGGTACTTCACCATTCCATTTATCAATTTTCTGTTTTTCAATCAGTTCGGGAGTAAGAGATTCTGCGATTTTTCTATTTGCTTCTGCTTCAGCTTCTGCTTTAATCTTAATAGCTTCAGCTTTACCTTCTGCATCAATTTTGGCCTGTTCCGCTTGGATAGATGCTTTCTCCTTTTCCTGTTCAGCAGCAATCAGTGCAACTTCTTTATCTTTATCAGCTTGTACTTTTGCTGTTTTAGCTTCAATGTTAGCAAGTTCAAGCTCCTGTTGAGCGTTCACTTTCTTCTGAATTGCAGCCTGTGTTTCATCATCAGTGGAAATGGAAGTAAAGTTTACTGTATCAATAATAATTCCGTATGGCTCAAACTTCTGCTTAAGATATTCGTCAAGTGCTTCATTCAGTTCCTGGCGTTTATCACCGAAAACATCTGTTACTGGATACTTTGCTGTTACTTCCTGCGTCCACGCTTTCATCTTAGGCTTGATAAAGGTGTTTTTTACGGATTCTCCTGATTGACCTTTGAACTGAGTAAACACATCGGTAACTCTATTTTGATCGAATTTATAAGAAAATTCAAGGTCAACTTGAAGCGATTTACCATCTGCTGTTGGTGTCTTGAAGCTTTCATCTTTTGGAGAATCGCCCTTATCCTCAGATGTAAGATAAGACTGCTCGATTCCAACGGAATACAGTGAAGTTTTTACTGTAGGTGAAATCAAATGCCATCCTTGTGTAAGTACATTCTTAGAGATTCCTCCGTTCATTTTGTACTCTACCGCAATGTAACCAGCCGGAACTCTCACACTGCACTTTGCAACACATATAAGTCCTGCAATGATTACAACAGCTAATCCAATTCCACCTAAAAGTCCTTTTTTCATTTATTATCCTCCTCTTTTTGACTTTCGTCTTTATTTAACTCATCAATAGCATTTCTGCCAATGTGGTTCAATAATTTACCTAGTGGCTGAAATAATTTGTAAAGCAGGAACCATACTACTGCCGCTCCGCATACCACTAGAAATATAAATACTGGGTTCATTCAATCACCTAACCTTCTGCAAATTTCAATAAAATCTGGCTTACTAAGTTCTTTCAGCTTGTTAGCATATTTTGGAAATTCATGTGTATATATCGGATGACCTAAAAGTTTTTCTGCGTATTCGTATGCAAGTTTTCGGTCATCCCCTGTAAGCATACAAATTCCTGTGTAGGTTTCAACTACTACCGCTTCTTGTTTTGTCATACATATCCTTTCTTGATAAAATCATCTTTTTAATTCCGTAAAAATATTTTCAATTACTTTCCATTCTGCGAATACTGTCATAAACAGTAATGGTACTGCCGAAAATCCCCAATGATTTTCAATCATCATTTGAATTGTGGCTATCAAATAATCTGCTACCCATTTGAATATTATGAAATTCGCAATTATCCAACATATTTTTCTGATTTTGTTCATTTGCTCACCATCTTTCTTTTTGATTTCAAGTATTTTCTGTATTTGCGGCTGTATTTCCGAAGAATTAAATCGAGCATAATGCTATTTGTCTGTTCTACGTTTTCTGACATAGTTGTGAGATATGGATAATCTTCTCTATCATCTACTAATGTCTTGAAGATCAAGTCTAAAGCAAACTGAGCACTGATAGGCGGGTCGCAAAGTTCAAAGTCTTTATCCTTGTACCACTCATCAATCTTCTTTTGGAATCCATCAAAGGATATTTCTTCGTTCCATATCATACAATCACCTCAGCCTGGAACACCTAACTGTTTGTAAGTGAATACGGCAGTGTACTTCTTCCCACATTTGTAGCAAGTTTCTGTAATGGTGCAAGTCTTTTCTTTATCATTGCATTTCGATTCTGTATCCGAACTTTTGAACTTGCATCCACCTGTCAAAATACATTTAATCCGTTTTGTGTTCATACATTCACCTCGAACTCTTTCTTACAGTTGCTACCCTTGCATTTTAACTTCAAGTGCTGAATCTTCGTGCTTGGGCTAATCAGAAGTGCTTTCTTTTGGCAAAAAGGGCAACAGGCGTATTTCACTCCATTGATATTCCTCAATAATGCCTGTCCATTCCACGGTTCGGGTGGGTTCATGTATTCAGAAAAATCTATTCTTTCGGATTCTAATGCTGACTTAATGCTCATTTATTTACCTTTCTATTTCTTTTATGCTTTATTGGTCTTCCCTCTTTGGCTGCCCTTTTTATCATTCGCCGCGCAACAGATTTAAAAACATTATCAAATTTCCGTTTCCCTTTTCTTCCAGCAATTTGTCTAAATTTTGGCTTTTTATTCATTTTTAAGCAGTTATTTGGTATTTTCTTAAAACCAATTTTCATGGCTTCTTCAATGCTTATTTTTTCTTGATCCATTAATTTTCCTCCGTTTCGGAATGCCATGCATTTTACGGAAATTGTTCTTGTTTATTCGATTTGGGGCAAATAGTGTCCAAAATAGTTCATCACTTAATTTACATTCAAATTCAATACTTAACGGCTTTCCTATGCTACAAAGTGTACCGTCCTCATTTCTGTGAAGAATACCGCCTTCGATAACAAAAGCACCATCCGAAATTGAAATCTCTGGTATTTCAATCACTTCACCATTACATGTAAAGAAATGCTTTAATTCTTCCTTTTCGCCCATATCAGCATATCCCTTTGTTTTTCCTTAAATTAGCGTATCGGTCAACCAATGTGTCAACAGTAACAGTTAACTCGTTGATTCTAATACAGTCATCCTGGTGGCGTTGTTCATACCATTCTATAGATGGATGACCAGTATCTACATTTTCAATTCCATCAATCGGAATCTTCCAGTTATCATTTTCAAGAAGCTTTTGGTTAAGTGTCTCCGATAAAGCTTTATAGTCCAGGATTATATGCTGTTTTTTCTCGCATTCATCAGCCAAACGAACAACTTCATTTTTCAACTGTTCTTCTGTCCAGTTTGCCATATCCTCAAATTTCATATTTACCACCTCTGTCTTCGAAAATTGTCTCTTCCAAGCATAAATTTTTCGGCTGAAAAATTATCCTCTACATCAATATGTGCTTCACGGTCTTGCACCTCATATCCGTTTGGGGTTAATTCAAGTTTTGCAGTATATTCAGCGCCGCAATTGGTGCATTGCCATGTCACATTTAAAAAGAGTCCTTTTTCTATAAAAGGGTTTGTGAAATCGGCATTTTCACATTTCAATATTCCACCGCAAACAGGGCAATTGCGTTTATCAAGTAAATTTAGCATTCAAATTCCCTCCTCTCCCTGTGCTTCATCTGACAGGCAATCATTTTAGCTATGTTTTCACGTTCCTGTTTTATTCCATGCCCCTGGCGGAACAGCTCGCATTCAAGGATATTTCCGCATTTGGAGCATTCGTCTTTGATTTCTTTGCCGAATACTTTCATTCCACATCTCCGTATACCAGCAGTTTAATAAGCTGCTCTTCTGTAATTTCCTTTGCATTGATTCCAAGCCATAAATTTTTATATTGCAAAGAATTATATAGTTTATTAATTCTACTTACCCGCATTTCAAACGGTTTGTCACTTTGTAAGAAATAACTAGCTGCGCCACGAAGTGTTTTTGTTCTATGAGGTGAATTAATAATGAAAATCTCTACGGTACATGTTTCTGTTTCCAAAATAAACGTTTTTCTATTGAACCGCACTATTGATGTTTCGTTATGTATTTTATTAAATAATTTTATCAAAAAATAATCTGCATCTTTATAATCAACCGCCAAGTACAACGCTGATATTTTACTCATACACCCTCCCAGTATTTACAACAATCGTCCAGACATCTAAAGTCTGCACAATGTTCACTGTCACCATTGAAGCAAACCCATGTGAATCCATCGTGCTTTCTGCAATCCTTACAACATTTTTCTTTCATAAACTACCTCGATTTAGAAAAATCCAGTGTGCCGACTTGAACGGCATAAATCTCCCAACGAGAAACACTGGAACTTTAAGGGGGAAAATGCAACTTCTGGCAATAGCAATTTGCCAGATAGAAACAACAGGAATCGAACCTGTGTCACATGATATTCAATATCATTGCTCTACCACTGAGCTATGTTTCTTTTTTCATCATAAAACGCTAAACTAGATGATTTTTTTAGAATCCCCGACTATCACTCCTCACGGGCATTGGTCTTATCTCTCTAAAAAGTTTTTGCACAAGATCGCTAGTGAGTTGCGTCTATATGCCTGCACGAATGCACGCAAACGCATCCGCATTTATGTGCAAGAACTAACAATAGCTATGCTAAAGTCAGATGTCCTATCTACACTTGGTAGATGGAATAGCAGGAGACGGATTCGAACCGCCGTTTCCATTGATATGAGCCATGTGAGATTCCACTTCTCTATCCTGCCGGAACCCGGAAAAACCGGGTTAGCAATAGGTTTATCGTGTTATGCTTTCCACTATCTACAAGTTTTAGTGCCGTAGATTCACTGGATATTTTTATGCGTCTTAGAACGGTATCTCTTGAAAACTCCTTTTATTAACGTGCGCTGCGTTAATATTTTTAACTCCGAGATATACCAGCCGGGAAATCAGATCCATTTAGGATACGCCGTATCGCACCTAAATTTACCTAATCCACACGCTCAACTGGAAGTTTTTTCCACCCATATTACGGATGAATGGCATTTAGAAGAAATGGAAGCTCTGGGATTCGAACCCAGGACTTACGGCTTATGAGGCCGTTGCTCTTACCGCTGAACTAAGCTTCCTAAGATACCGAATTATTTGACCGCCATGACAAACAATCCGGCACTGTTGCAGTTCTTGACCACCAACCGCAACAAAGGTTTTCTGAAACGCTTTTAGATTTCAGAAAAGAGTGTTATAAAATGAACTTGCGGCGTTAGCAAAACCGCAAACTGGGCTAACTGGATTCGAACCAGCAAATATAGCAGTCAAAGTGCTGTGCCTTAACCGTTTGGCGATAGCCCATCAACCCCGGCGCACCATTAAAACCGGGGAAGTCGTGATATTAAGCTAAACAAGTATATAAACTTTCCGCTCTTACTGATTACTCTTTTCCAGGAGGGAAATTTTCTTTTTCTAAATATTCAATAATTCCTGGCGTATTCATCAATAAGAGCTTACGCTACTCTGGATGCCTCGACTTATCACTTTCATAGGCTTTCCCGAACCTACATGGATTAAGTCAAAGCGGCGCTTTTATGAATTTAACCCTTTCGATTAACTCAATCGGGATAATTCCAATTGGAATCGGTAAATACATTTGTCACCTCGTGCAGATTAAAAAAATATTAAGTGCGAAACATATTTCTAAACAAATGCAGAATAAAATCTGTATTACGTTTGTCTTTCCTTCTTCGTCCAGTATGGCTAAAGTTCCAGCAAGAACCAGAACGAAAAATGCAAGATTTACAGCTGTTCCGATTACATTAAGTGCATTCATTTCCTTTTTCCTCCCCAATTAAGAAATTCAAAATCTTTTCTGCAATTTCTTCTTCTGGCTCAAATGGCATTCCACAGTAATTGTAGGATTCTAAAGCCGATTTTAGGCTTGATTTGAATCCATTGTAAATTTCTCCATGTTGTAGTAATTCATGCCTTAAAACTAAAATTGCATCAGTAATTGATTGAGAAGTGACACTGATTTGTGCCAAGCACTCCATTTCAATGTCTGGAACAGCCACTATTTCAAACTCAAACACTGGAATTTCATCTACTGCTGTATGGAAATTTACTGATCTTACTCTATGAACTTCTTTTCCATCAATAAAACATTTTGTTCCACGCCAATCATGGGGTTGGGGTTTGTGATTTTTACTATCGGCATCTTCGTACCCCTTTCTTTTAGTTTTACAGTAGAGAAGAAGGTGTTTCGCAATCTCTTCCAACTGCAAAATGTTGTATTTTGGAACTTCCCATGTTTTTTGCTCTAATAATGGAGACGGTGGAATTTTCTCAGTCGGTAGTTCGTTAGTTACTGTGGCATTGATAAGCATAGACGCTACATCAATAGGTGATTCTGGAAGACAATCCTTGTTATCACTTATTTGTGCATCCGGCATGAATAACTTTTTCCATTCTCCGTTTTCATTTGAAAATACTTCTCCGTTTTGTACTTTAAGTTTTCTAATAGCTTCTCTTGGAATATCTTCTTCTTTTTCACATTTACGAACATCATTCTCAATGATGTATAAAAAACAATTCATCCTTCTTCCACCTCCCCGAAATATTTTTTGTAAAGCTTATGGTTGTAATACCACAGATGTTGCATCACAAAAATTTTATCAATACATTCCAGCTCATAATACATCACTCTGTACTCAGCGGTTCTGTCTCCGTTTTCATCAACACTATAACCAGCTAATTCAGATTTTGATTTTGCGCCAAACCACCTACCGTTCTTTGTAACAAACAAAGAAATATTTCCATATTCACAAACATATGTGGCAGTTTGAGTATCATACAATCTGCCATCAGCTAATATTGCTTTTGCGTGAATTGGCCTCACCAGTTTCCGAATTGCCGGGGATTCCTGTCCGACATTTTCATATGCTTGGTTTGTTTCCGAAACGCCTTTTTTATTTTTTGAGAAAAATTTAAGCACGCCTTTTCCTCCCGAAATATTCATCAACTGCCTGTCTCACAATATCCGATACGCTCCTGTCTGTTCGGTTCTTCTCTTCCAGGAGCCTTTTTTTCTGTTTTTCGGAAAATCGGATGCGGATGGATTCGGATTGTGGGTTTGGTTTCATGAGCATTTACCTCAACTTACAATTTCAATTGGATATCCTAAGTATGCTTCCAACTCTGAAACAGTCAGTTTGCGTGGTTTCTTTATTTCGACATAAGCACGCTGTATGATATTGTCTGTTGTCTTTGCGATTGCCTTTCCAGTATAACTTTCAAGCTCTTCGTTTGCATATACATTCAAATGTTCATATCCATATGCCCGGCACCATCTTGCAGCTGAATCAACAATTTTTCTTAGCTCTTCTTGCTCATCACCAAACAACTCCGAATATCTAACCGCTTTGTTGAAATCACTCGAACTTACTTCATAAGGAGCCACAACATGTTTATATGGACTTCCAATAAAATGAAAATATCTATGTGATTCCATTGCTTTTTGGCCTTTTGGCAAGTTGAACCCTTGAGCTATTGCTTTTTTAAGCAACTGTTCTGATTCAACATTGTTTTCTGTAACAATGCACTTATTTGTGAAATCAATCATTTTTATCACCCTCTAAAAGTTTATATAGCGTGCTTCTTGAAACTCCCATAATCTCGGCAAATTGTACTTTTGTTATTTCCCCTCTTTGCCAGCTACGTTTAGTTTCGTTGAAAAGTTCCTTATCTATCTCTTTTTTGGCACGACCTTTATATTTGCCCTGGACTTTTGCAATTGCAATGCCTTCTTTTTGTCGCTGCCGAATATTTTCTCTTTCTCTTTGTGCTACATATGAGAGAAGCTGCAAAACTATGTCTGCGATCAATGTTCCTGTCAAGTCTTTGTTTTGCGTAGTATTAAGCAACGGCATATCCTGTACAATAATATCTGCTTCAATCTCTTTTGTGATTCTTCTCCATTCAGCAATAATCTCTTCGTAGTTTCTTCCAAGTCGGTCAATCGAATGGATTACCAGAATGTCACCTTTTTGAAGAGAAGCAATCATTTTCTGATACTCTGGACGATTGAAGTCTTTCCCAGATTTTTTATCCATATAAATTTTCTCAACACCATCTGTTTTCATTGCTTCAATCTGTCTTGCTTCATTTTGATCTACTGTTGAAACTCTTACATATCCTACTTTCATATATACACGCTCCTGTTTCTTTATAAAACAATTATACACTATAATGTGTGTGTTTTCAATAGTAAATTACACGTTTAAGTGAATTTTAATTGATTTTTATAACATTTGCGTTTATTATGTGAGTAGGAGGTGTTTATATGGTATCTCAAAAAATTAAGCAAATAATGAAAATGAAAAAAATTACAAATATTCAAGTTGCTGAACATCTAGGAACTTCACCACAAGCACTAGCTAACAAGTTTTCCAGAGAAACTCTTTCTGCTTATGAACTTATAGCCATCCTTGACTTTCTTGGTTGTCAAATTTCTGTTGAAGCATTTCCAGATATCATAGTAAAATTTAATAGCAATGATCTGAAAAGAGAGCCTTAATGGTTCTCTTTTTTGATGGGAGGCTGCACTTTAGGGCGTCCTCCTTATCTGTGTGATTCCATTTCTAGATCAAATAACTCATTATCAAATCTCTAATAATTTGTGAAATACTTTTTCCAGATCGAAGAGATTCCTTTTCAAGAAGCATTCTCATATCATCATTTACTCGAACTCTTATTGAATCTCCCTTCGGGTCTGTAGTTGGCCTTCCTTTTGTCATATCTTCATTCCTTATATATGTAGGACAAAACACAATAAGTTCTTTATTCGGGTTACTCATTCAGCCTGTAAAAGGTTTTATATATACCCCCCCCTCCCGGTCATCCAGTACGGACGCTGGCAAGTCAGCCCGCCGCCCCATGGGACCCGCTGCCCTTGCCTGGTCGCTGTTTGTCGTAAGCCTTCGGAAGTGGTCAAGGGAATGCTATGCAAAATCTATTGTAATATTGCACAAAAAACAATGTTTTATAAAATGTCTTTTTAGGGTGTACCCTATTTGCGCATTGCGTATTACTAGATATAGAATCCGTTTCTTCGCAATCACAACATATAGTGTTTTTACTGTTATAGCTCCGGTTTTTCCATCTCTGGAAGCTCCAGCGCCGCTTTGTGCTTCTCCGCGATCTGCTGGGCTGTCTGCTGTGGTACTCCGTATTGCTGCGCGGCTTGTACTGGTGCAGTTTCTGCCATTCCATAGGCGGCTTTTGCAACAAATATCAAATTCGCATTTGTTCCGGTCTGGTTATGTAATCTATTGATTGCGCAGTTTTTACAAATATCAAACCATTTTTTAGCCGTGTCACCATGTGATGAGTTTGTTCTATACACTCCATTCATCCAGTCAGTAAACGTTGTACGATTAATCCCAACTAAAAAGCTAAATACTTCTAGGGTTGGTAATACATGATATTTACTGCATAATCTCACATAAGTATTAAACATTTTATCTAATAGCTCTATATTGTCATTACTTGGCTTTTGTATATGATCTGCAATATAAAAAATCATATCTACAAAGCTATCTGATACTTCTTTCTTATAGTTTTCGTTATCTGGTGATATACATAATACAGTATTTATATATTCGTCAGCATATATATTAATATTATCTAAATAGATATCTACGTCTTGTACATTTACTGTATTATCTTTCATATTATCACCTCACTTTAACACGTTAATTTTCAAATAAAAAAGAGAATGTCACCAGGTAAAGCTTATTCCCGGAAAATTTCCGGGTGTTCGGGTACATTCTCTAAAACTCAAAATAAAATATTCTGTTTTCTTTGTTGCTGATACCTTAGCACAGTTTTTAATATCTTGTCAAATTTAATTTTGCATAAAATAAAACCCATTATTTTGTCAATAATTAATAAATAATAATTAGGGTATTATATTATAATCTTTATTTATATTTATATCTTATATATTATTATACGGTACTGTATAGCATATCTTTTAATAAACTCCAGCTTTAGGAATCTAGGAAGGGCAGAGAATAATTATATAATTATATATAATATAAGGGCGACTATATTTTCACAGATTTGCATAATAAAAGCCAGACCTTCCAGGAGTTTCTATCCGGCGTGATCTGGCTTGTTATGCGTGTTATTTAATTAACGATTCTGTGTACTTTCAGCCTCTGCCCTTCCTGAGTTCCGTCAGCTCTCGTTATCTGATAGCCTAAAGAAGTTTTAGAAAAATGTCAAGCAGTATTTAAAAAAATATTTCTCTTGACAACTTACGAAAAACTATGTTATTTAAATATTAACAGGCTCGGCGGCGGTCTGTACTCTGTCCATAGCCGCCACAAATAAGCATATTAAAAGCCCCGGGATAATTTCCTAGGGCTTTATTTTTATTCTTCCTCTTCTTCCTCTAACCATATTTGACACTGCTTGCCGTCCTCTTCGTAGCTGATAGCTTCACCAGCTTCCAGGCGTTCCCGCCAGTCCTCCGGGTAATTCTCCGGTCTGTAAATACAGTTTCCCGGAAGGAATTGATTTCCGCGCATTTCATTTATTTTCATATTTTCCCTCCTGTCCGCCCTCCTGGGGCTGTGTGGTTGTTTTTCTTTAACTGTCTTTATTATAGCGCTTATTAAACTATGCGTCAAGTACTTTATTAAACTATTCTTTAATTCTTCATTCTTTCTAATTCTTTTTGTATGCACTCCAGAACGAACGCAGACATCTTTACGCCTTTTAGATCGGCCGCTCTTTTAACGTCTTCCTTGGTTCCCTTTGGCGCCATTACTGTTATACGGTCGTACTTGTCTTTTTGATATTGTGCAATATATGAAAGTTCCTTTTCTTTCTCTTTAAATGCCATTTATTAACCCTCCTGTTATTGTTTGCTTTTATTATATCATTTATTAAACTATGCGTCAATCGGCTATGGGTTTTTATTTCGATATTTTTTATTTCCTATTATATGTGCAGAAAAAACAGTATTTTAAAAATAATACATTTTTATTAAACTATGCTATTGACATTATTATTAAACTATGCTAATATATAACCATCAACAGAGAACAAAAGAAACAAACAACCGGAACCGCCCGAACCACTCAAACCAATGAGGACATAAGGAACGGCACCGATTAATTGAAAAATTCTAGTTCCTGGACAAAATAAAAAAAGCTGGCTGCATCCTACCAAGACGAACAGCCAGCACCAAACTAAAAAAGAAAGGCAACCCCATTATAACAGGGGTGAGGGTAAAAAACAATGAAAAAAATCGAAACATTAGTAATCAGAGGTCGTAGATGGTTTCAGAAATTATACGGAAACACTTATCACACAGTAACGGTTGTTGTAAATGGCCATGTTTTAAAAAGTAATATTCAATACGGTTATGGCACTCAGTACCTTGTTACTGCCGCCGATCTTCTCCGTGAAAATGGATATGATATTCCAGAAAATAACCTGGAAGCATTGAGAACTTTAAAAGAACTTTCCGAAAATGATTATGAGGTCGTTGACGTTCCGAGAAAAAAAGATTTATAGGAGGTATAACCGTGAATAACAAGTATTTAAATTTCCTTAACTGGGCAGTATTTACAATGATAGATAGAAAAACACAGGACGATCACAAGAGCAAGATTCAAGTTTGCGGATTATTCCGCAGCCCGGTTTTAGCTGAGGAAAGTTTTTTACCCAATTTGCCAAACCCGGAAGTTAAACGGTATCTGCTCCATGTGGACGATCTGGAGCGGTTCGAAGAGTTTTATAATTTCATCCAGGATCTTAACGAGAAATACGGTGATTACGCAATATTTCATGTTAAAGATGGAAATTTCACAGTTGACGAAGAAAACAAATTCCGCTATATGCTTCATATTTGGACAGATACAAAAATTAGAGGGGTTGACATGTTTTGAAAATTAACGCATTTACTTTAGTGTCCGATTTACCAGAACACATTAAACAGAAGATTTTACAGGAAGCACGGCAGACTTTTGAGGGTTTGTCTTATCCTGTGGATATCCAAGAGGAGATTGAGACAGTGAAAAATTCTAAAATGTGTGATATTGAATGGTTGATGTGCAGAAGTATTATACAGAACGTGTCAAATAGAAAGGAGAGCGAAGGCATGGGAAATAACTATATTATTCATTTGCAAACCGGAAATAGAATAATTACAGAAGAAGAAGCGATAGCTAACGCAGAAGAGCAGAAAGCTAAAGGAATAAAACCGCATTATGTGCTTTTTGACGGTGATAAAAAGGAAAAGCTTTCAAATCCCGGCTGGCTGATCTGGTCAACTTGGGAAGATGGTGCAGGCGTTGTGGTTCCTCGCGATGACGGAAAGCTTGTTTTACTTACTGGCTGGCAGTCTAATTTAGCATACTGTTAGGCGTGATGATCTTCTGCCCGGTTCGATTCCGGGGCGCGTCTTTTTATCAAAATTATGGAGGTTAAAAGAATGAAAAACTATAATGTATATTATTCTGGAGGATCAAAAATAACAACAGTAAAAGCAAGTTGTGTTATAAAAGCTTGCAAAGCCTTTATGGAACAATTTAATAAGCCTTACAAAATAGAAAAATATGGTTATGATTATGTAGCTATCAGATTTTGTGATAATTACTCTATATGCAGTGATTATGTAGTGATTTCAGAATGATTTTATTATTTCCTGGCTCCCAGGGTGAAGGGAAGAAAGAAAAAAATATGGACTTAATGCAAATAATAAGTTATATACGTGAAAAACATTTGGAAGCTGAGTTTAATAAATTTAGAAATTATCGGTGCATTTCTGGTGTAGAACCTATAGAAACAACATTAATTCTATTTTATAAAAATCAAAAAGCAGCATCGAAATAGATTTCCACCGCTTCCCGGTATCCAGTCCGGCGGCACGTTCACGGCGTGCAAGCGGTTTTTTGGCATTCTGCCAGATGCACCTTGCAAAGTTAATATAATAAGTCAATCAATTAACGCGCTATTTTATCCGTAAATCGTTTTTTATGCTGTTAATGGTGATTTATGCCACGTTTGCATTATAAGCCGTTTATGAGCCTTTAAAACGCTTTATAGTGTGTTGCATGGTTTATTGACTGTCTGCGGCTATGGGTGTATAATAGCCTTGTATAGCTATGTGCAGCTATGCTTTATTTGTGTACCGTGTAAATTGGTGCATTTTGTCCGCTTATGTGCGTAGCTTGTCCGGGCTTCCCGGTGATCTGCCGCAGTTGACCGGGCTATATATCAATTAGGGCTATACAACTATATTGTGATATGCTTGTATAGCACCATATTTGCCATTTTAAGGCGTTTTATAATCGTAGCCAATAAAATATAGGCTAAATACGTCACAAGCCATTTAAGGCTTATTTTGCAAGAGTATTATTGTATTTTAACGTCGTGTTGTATGTTACTTGTTGCTATGGTCTATTATCCGTGGGTTATTGGTTCTGATCTGCCAGAGCTACGGCTGGCTGTTGACTTCGTTGGCGTTCAATCGTTCCTGGCAGTTTCCCGGCTTCATCGGTTCGGCGTGGTATCGGCTCCCGGTGCTGTCCCTGGTTGTTTTGTGGTAATAAATAACCGCATCTGTTCAAGGTTTCAATAGTTGTAACTAACTTTTGAATGATTCCTAAATTTCAACATCATTTTGGAAGCCGAAAATCAAGGAAATCTAGAAAAAAAGTGGCAACCAGAAAAATTCTCGCATTTTCTAGTTACCACTTAAATTTTAATTTTGCACAAATATTTCTATAGCGTAAAGTTCTGAATGATTCAAAATTCACAATTTATTTAATCCTTCTTTCTTCCGTGTTCCATATCTTCTGTGTGATGATTTCTCTAAACGTTCCGTCCTCTTCATTTGGGACTTGGAAAGTTTCTTCTTTCTCTGGTAATTGTCAGTCGTTGTTCCCATTCATACCCTCCTTGTTAATTTTCTGATTCCTAGTTTCAAAGTTTACAATTTCCGTGTCTGTTTCCAACTCTTCCGGGATTCTGCCGACAATGATAACTCGCAGTGGTTTCAATCTCCGTTCCATCTCCTTGAAACCAACGCAAAATTCCAACCGTGCTGCCTTGCTCTTTACTCTTCCATTGGTGCAACAGGCAACTGTGCTTCCCTCCGGCAGTCCATCAAAACACCAATCCCAACAGTATTCTGGTAATATGTTTACGTTCGGAATTACTGGAATATCATTCAAGATCATGTAGTAAGCCAGTGCATGATTGCGGTATTTATTCCACAGGCACATTACTAGCGGCATTCCATTCTTGCCAACTGATATGCTAAAATCCGGCATAACGACTGCATGGAAGCATTTTAAATGCTCCATATACTTGTCCGGCTGATTCCACAATCTTTGAAACTGTACATCGTCCACATAGAAATTTACATTAAGTTCCCGATGGTTCTTAATCTTTCGGCTGAAGCTCTCCGCAAAGTCTACAGTATCTTTCCCTGGATGAATAAAAGTCTTTGGAATTTTAGGGATTCCGTACTGTCCAACAAGATCTGCATCCGTGATTAAAAACTCTTTCATTACGTCATAAGCTGTGTGTATCTGCATATTTCTCCCTCCATTTCCTTGAACATAACACAATTTCCGAAAAAAGGCAAAAAAAATAATCGCAACTCTGCGATTTTATTGTTTTGCACATGTACTTTTCCCTTTCATATGTACTTTTTGTAAAAGGTAATCAAAGGTAATCAGAACACTCGTTCATGCCAAGTCCGCAAACCCTTGATTTTACTGTATAAATCGGGGCAACAGGATTTGAACCTGCGACCTCACGGCTCGCGTTTTAATCCGTAAACCCTTGATTTTAAAGGCTTTCCAGACTTGAGGTAATCAAAGGTAACCAAAAAGGTAATCAGAACCTATGTTCTTATTCATCCAATCCTTTGCACTTTTGACACAATTTTATTTTTTTCTTCCAAAGAGCTAACATCAAATGTATAATATTTTTCATTAACTTCTTCGGTATGCCCGAGCAACGATGCAGCAACAGTGGCAGATACTCCATTGCATCTTAGTTTAGAATTTATTGTTCTTCTAAATGCATGAATTCCTCTTTCTTCTATTCCTTCCTGCCTGCATTTGTTTTTTAAGCATGACGATATTACAGGAGCATGAACCCTTCCATTTTCGTTTGAAAACAACCATTCACTAATATACCCATTGCTGATTTCTTCTGATTTTAATTTCATTAAAAGTTTTCGAATTTCGCCAGTCATAGGAAACCATCTGTTCATTTGATTTTTTGTTTTTCCTATATAGTATTCTTTTGTATTCCTATTGTATTTTTCTGATTTATTAATAGATATATAATTTTCATTAATATCTTCCCATTTTAAAGCCGAAATTTCTCCAACTCTCATCCCTGTGAGACTTGCAAAATATACTGCGTATGAGGGAATGTATTCTGGCTGTTCATCAAAATCCTTTTTGCAGCGATTAATAATTAGTTTAAGTTCATGGTCTGATATTGTATTATGACTTGAAGGCTTTTCTATCTCCGTGCAGTATTTATAAAATATTTTAGGTGAAAGAAATTCCATAGGATCATAATTCAATAAATGTTGTGACCTTGCACTATCTATTGTGTTTTTGATATATCCGAACAAAGTTTTACACGCTTTTTTGCAAAGTTTTTGATCTTTTACAGTTCTGACAATGAAAACCTTTATGTCTTCTTCTGTCATTTTCCCAATTTCTTTTTCCACAAATTCTTTTTTTTCAAAATAACGTGCTCTATCTGTAGAATACTTATACAAAGTGTTATCCGTCACAAATTCCTTTTGAATTTCTATCCAATGCTCGTAAACATCCATAAATGTTTTAGGCTTTTCTGCCTTTTCTTTTTCAAAAGCAATAATATAATCTTCAATTCCCTTTCGGCTACTTCTTTTTACTAGCTTTCGGGAATTTTGGTCTGTGTAAACATAGACATACCAGTTATTGTTTATTCCCTGCCATATTTTATATTTTTTTAATATTTCTTCCTTTTTTTTCATTTGTATTTCTTCAAGTACATGTGCAGGATTTATAATACCATTTTCAATAGCATATTTCAATATTTCATCCATAAAATTTAGGAGGAACCGGGAATCCCTTTTACCGGCCGGCGGTTCCTGTTCCTCCTTTCTATTGATAGCCTTTTTTTTAATTTTAAGCGCTTATTTTGATTTAGCCATAATAATATTCGCTAATATCATAAAAATTAATTTTATCCGTTTTATTTAAAATAATTATCACGTTTTACAACAAATCAAAGATATTGACCTGTCCATCAATCTGAGATTCTTCCAGATTGTAAAATTTGCAAGCTATATAATCTGGATTCCAATCAATTTCCAGTTCGTATTGCAAACACTGTCGATGCTTTCCACCACGGAAGAATCTGCATTCCGAACAGGTATGCTGATAAGCTGTACCACCAGACCGCTTATACATTTCGCTTATCTTTCTCATAGAATTACTCGCTTCACTCTTGACTTTCCTCTCGATTTTTTCTTGAAGATACCATTTTTAACACAATCCCTCGGATCACATCCTCTGCTATGTTCTTCGATCAAAATATAATCACAGGTTGCATTTGTACTCCATGCATTTTCGCTCTTGCTGTAATAGTCGCATTTTGAGCATTGTCTTCGCTTTAAGCCTATAATTTCAGTGCTTTTTAATTCTCTCCATGGTTTTCTATCTGGCAATTTTCCGCACCTCCCAATCTGGCAGTATCTATAATTTTTAAAATGTCTGGACTTAGTTTTCTTTGTTCTTGTTCTCTTTGTACTTCTGCCCGGTAAGTCCTTTGGAAGTTTGATTGAACTACACTCCACCATGTACCATCCACATTTTCAGATGTTGCCCATTCTCTAAGTTGTGCCGGGCTTGATACTGCTTTCTGAATGATTTTTGGAAGTTTATCAAACTCTGTTTCTGCGTTATATGTAGAATTTTGAATGGCTCTGCATACCTTTTCCCACGCTTCCGTTTCATTCAGTTCTGTAGATTGTGGCGCAATGCTATTGGCACATTCTCTTAATGCAGCTATTGATGGTTCTTTCCATTCAGTCTGCATATATTTCTTTAATCCGAAACTTAAAAGTTTGTAATCTAAGTCTTTAAGGAGCCCATACCAAGTATCAAAAGCATATTGATCTGGAAGAAATGATGGAGAAGTGTACACAGCTTTCATTGCCTTTACCAGTACCGCCCATTCTTCCCTTGTCATACCCAATTATCCACCTCGCTTACTCTATTTTGAATTTTCTCCATATAGCTGCACGGTCTATTCGTAGACTTGTCCGCATATTGCCCTTCAAATACTTTTGCGAAATTTCCAGGCTTCAAGAACCAATCAAACGTAACCATCCAACCATTTTTGTTCTGCCCTTGTAAGAAACTGCTATGGCGAATGTTCTCAATGGCTTCTAAGATATCATCTATATGGTTCTGACGGATTCTTGCTTTTACTGCTTGTTCTCGTTTTGGTGTCATTCTTTTTACAGGAGTAATGCCGAATTCTTCCAGAGTATTCCATTCATCAATGGTTCGTTGGACGTCAGTCTGACGAATAGTATCTTTAGATACTATTAAATCATTCTCTTCTTCTATTTCTTTTTCTTTATTATCTAATTCTTTATTATCTAGTTCTTTATTATATACTTCTGCCGAGCTAACGTTAGTTTTACTGTTAACTTTACCGTAAATTTTACTGTTAGTTTTACACTCTATTTTGTCTTTCTGCTTTTTCCGATACTCTTGCATATAATTTCGCATATATTGGCTTTTTTGCTCAATTCTATCGAGATTTTGATATTTCCCCCAGTTCGGAATTGTGTAAACGCCGGAAACAATTTCGATCATTCCGTAGTTCTCAAATGTTTTTAACGCTAATCGAACTGTGTTAATATCTCTCCTGAATACTGTCGCTAACATTTCATCAGTATATGCAATCTTATCGTTTAGGATAAAAACACCGCTGTTGTTATTTTTTCCGGCTAAGCACAACAATTTAAACCAGATCACGATAATGCTGTCCGCACTTGGCAAATTTTCAATTAGAATTATTTTTTCATCGTCGAAAATATCTGAACATATTTTTATCCATTTTACATCGCTTGCCAATTTTGAAATTCCTTTCTCCAATTCCTGGCTTTTTCAAAAGTGTTTATTTTAATTCAACTTCAATTCCATTGATTTTCAGTTCTCCATTTACTGGAACCACAAGAGATGGAACGCCGTTTATTTCTTTCAATTCAATCAGAGAAATTTTATCCGGCTGAATGCAGATTGTTGCATCTGATGTTAAAATTTTTGCAGTTTTTGAATTATGGATATTGTCAAGGGCGACAGGCTCATTGCTGAAATACATTTCCCAGTTTTCCTTGAAATCTGATAACTTCTCGTCTGGAACTCCGCAATATCCAAAAATCTGTTCCATTTCATCACATGATACGGTTATCATCTCCGGGCTGTCTTTCTTTTGCTCTCTTACTTCCTGCAAAGATTCAATTAGGCTTTCAGTGAAATTGAATGTTGTGTTTCCATTGAAATTATCCATGATAAAATCTGAAAAGGCATTGATCTCGTCTCCAGGTATTCGTGGAACCGGTGTGCCAAGAACATTTTCGATGAAGTCTGGATGAATATTCTTTATGTTTTTGTTGAAATACAAGGTTCCATGAATATCAGTGCTTCTGTCATTGAATACAGGGAATAAGAATCCTGTTTCTGGTCTTGAGACTACCCAATCACGAATTCTGTCTTTGATGTTATTTTCAGCCACATCATAGCTAAGCCCAGCCTTTGAAAGATTTACTGGACAAATGCTGCACAGAATGTGTTCATAAATTTCTTCTGATGCATCGTGCATTTCGGTTCCATCAGAAGCTTTTCCTGGAATGTCATATACTGCATGAATGAGAACTATGTAGTAATTTTCGTGATAATCGTAATTTTCAATCACTTTGTCGTAGAACTCGTCCAAAAGCTCATCATCTTTAAGCTTACTTGCTCTGATCCGCATAAGAAATTCCTGTGTTCCACCCTCTTTTTCCTGTGCTAATGGAAAATCAAGGTTCATAAGGTTCTTTCCAAGTCTGCCAGAAATAGTTTTCTTGAAAATGTCAAAATACTTAAACATTTCTTCCTCTGGAAGAGACAGGAATGCTTCTTTAATTTTTGTTTTCTTATTCTTCTCCGCATCCACATAGCAACCACAAATACGTGTAATGGAACAATTTGCTGGCGTAAACTGCTTCTTTATCTCTGAGATTTCTTTCTTATTCATTCTTTTCCATCCTTTCTGCTTCTCTCGCTTGTTTTTTCTCAATCCATCCATTGATTTTCTCATCAGAAATCATGTACATTTGCTTTAACATTTCGATGCAGATCAACACATCTGCAATTTCTTCTATCATGTTATCACGGTTGATTTTTCCACGCTTTGCTTTACTGATTGCCTGGATAAGCTCTGCACATTCTTCCATGCAGACTGTACTTTAATTGTTTTTGCCGTAGTGCTGAATACTTTCTGTGATAATGCCTTTATCAATCTTTATCCCTGTGATTAATCCAGCAAGAGCCTTTGCCCCGGAATCACACGCCCATGCTTCTTTGAGATATTTCTCCTGCCATTCATCTTTGATTTCTGATTTTCCCAAGAAACATAAATGCTGATCTCTCATATCGGATAAAATGTCTTTTGCTTCTTTTGGTTTCATGTTAATCCTCTAAATTAAATTCCTTCTTAATGGAATTGTAATCAATGAATACTTGCTTTCTTTTACCGCATTTCTCGCATTCCAAAATAGCTTTCTCAGTATCCAACTTATACCAAACCAATTTGTATTTATGTGGTTTGCATAGACACTTTATTTTGCAACCATTCTTTCGCCATCTGTTGAATTTGTTGATTATTGTGCAGAATAATCCGTAAATAATAACACCAGCTACGCACGTTCCCAACGCCATAAGAATTTCTTTTATCGCTTCAATCATTCTTCATCTCCTCCAGCTGTTTTACTGCTTTTCTACAATCTCTATTTGCAGACCGGAACATCATCAAAAGTATTTCAGACACAGGCCTTGTCCGATTTCTTCGCTTTGCTTTTTTGATGCATGCAAGCTCATTTCCATCTGGCACATATATTCCTACGTAATGCGGAATTTCAAGGGATATCGCAGCATATACATCTGTCGGCATAACCAGATAGTTATAATCGCCAACAAAATTCAGCCCATGACCAGAATGAAAATCTTCAGCAGATGACTTGATTTCATAGCAATAACAATCGCCTTTTTCTATCCCGGACACGCTATTATTCACCGGCGCGAACCGCATATAATCCACCCTTACTGCATGATCTGTCGAATAATCGAATGTCACTTCTTTCGCCCAATAAATACGTGGATCATTTTGAGGATTTATTTTCTTTTCAAGCATGGCTGATAGTTTCGCTGTAATCTCAGGTCTTGTCATTTTTCATCTCCTCCAACTTATTTTCAGCTTCTTCACGGGTGAGGAATACCACAACATTCAATTCTCCAAGCCATTCATCCTCGTTCGCCCATAAAAACCATCTGCCGTCTTTTCCGTATTCAATTCCGCTTACCACGTTTTTTCGAATACCCATGCCATATATATCCCATACAGTTGTGCCAATAGGACACGGTAATCTCACAAGCAAGCCCTGTTCTTCTAAGTCTTCATAAGTGGCGAGTTTTTTAATCATATTCTTTACTGTTTTGCAATTTCCTGCACCCTGTGAGCAATTATCGCAATATGAACTGCACATAATGCTTCGGCGTTCGTTATATGTGATTCTTGAAAAATCTCTTTTTGTTAATCTCTCCATCTACTTCACCTCTTCCAATTGACTTTCTACTGTATTTGCAAGTAATAACATTGATTCAATAACTTTATCTGTTAATGACATTCTATATTTATTGTCAGCAAAATACTTAACGTGAGCTATTGCTTCCTTAATCTTTTCTTCGCACACAACAATTTCGGATGCTTCATACAAGGGCTTATCATCACTGTAATAAGTTACATTTTTGTTATCGTAAAATTTTAACATATTCGGAATCGGAATATTCAGTGCATTTAAATGATTTTCTCCTGTCCACTTAAATCCCTGTAATTTTGCCATTCTTAAAACTTTAGAATACTCTTCCTGTGTTCTTACAAATACGTTTTTTCCTGTTAAATCAATCATCAGAATCCCCTCCTCTTGTAATCTCATCGATGCACTGATTCCAGCCCTCCACAAAGCCAGCATCAGACGTATTAGCTGGATAATCTCCATTGTCTTTTTCTGGCAAATCCATAAGCGGACACCAGTCTGGTCTTGATTTACTTTCACAATCATAATGTTCTTCTGTCATCAGAATTACATCGCAATCTAAACAGTCAGCTAATTCACAGCATCCCTCATATTCAAGATTTCCACAATATTCAGTTCCGAACGGGCAGCCATAACAATTTTCTGGCGTGTCAATCACTAATACTGATTTGCTCATTCAACTCCACCGCCTTTCACGATTTCGATTGCCCTGCTCAGTCCAGCATTGTATCCTTGATGCACATCAGATAAAATACATTCTGATTCAATGAATTTATCTCTTTCCAATTCGCTAATAGCCTTATCCACATCAAAAACTGTCGGTTGCTCATTGACACAATCAATAAACTCTTTCTGGTCGGAACTAATACTTGTTCCAATTTCCCAAATTTTGATGTATTTAATTAATTCGTCAGCATCAATCAGTCTACTCATTCAGTTTCACCGCCTTTTATAATTTCATCAATTATTGTATCTTCTTCTATGCAATATTTTTCAAATAAATAATTCTCTAATTGTTCCACAACCTTATCCACATCAAATGCCGTTGGCTGTTTATTAACACAATCAATAAACTCTTTCTGGTCAGAGCTAATGCTTGTGCCAATTTCCCAAATTTTGATGTATTTGATTAATTCGTCTGCATCAATTAACCGCATTTATTCATCCTCCCACACTCCCAATAACCGCATCCTCTCATACAGTACAGCGACGGTCTTACGCCGGTATCCATAAAAATCCTTTGGGTTCATCGGGATATATCTTTCTTTGCTGATTTTCCTGTAGCTCTTCCGGTGTAGGATATTCTCTATAACCATATCCGCTATCACCGTGTTTTTCGGACAAGCTGACAAGGCGGCACCGGAAAGCAGGTATCCGTACTCTGCTGGAAAGTCTTTCAGCATCGTATTCAGTTTTTCAATGTCCTCTGCCGGAATACCGTAGTCCTTCAGCTTCTTATTCCTTGTCAGCATAATCTCACCTCATTTCAATAATGCTATAAAAAGTGTTATTGCAAAGATACCTGTCATAATATCATCAATTTTTCTTGGCTGGATTTCACCGTAAATCATCAACTCTAATCTACGCCATACAAGACACCAAATGTAGATTGCTACTCCAGTCATAAAAGCCGCTTTTAAAGCTTCCATTTGTCTCTCCTTTCTATTCGCCTGGGTGGTGCTTGTCGTACATGATCGCTACACATACAAGACCAGTTACTCCGACTATGATTCCAAGTGTAAGTCCTAATAAGAATGTAATCATGGCTCATCCTCCTTGACATAATCTTCGCATTCCTCTGCGTATTCATAGCTGTCCATCATGTCACACCGGTTATCGCAACCGCCTTGTTTATCACAGCAGATGCAGCACTGTGTTTCACCGTCCGGACACTCTAATTTACAATATCCCATTTAGCCCTCCTTATATAGCTCTGGAAGTGGCGTCCAGGCGATAACTTTATACATCCTTGTTCCGCCGTGTCCGTCCGAATATTTGTCCCATTCAAGATACCCATATTTCTTTTCGTTCCAGTATCCGGCGTCACCAAATTTTAAATAATTCGCAATTCCATAAAGCTTTTCAGGTGTTCCATAGACTTTTTCAAGAGTTACAAGACACTCTTTTTCGTCTTCCGGCAATCTCTCACTGACCGGAATCCATCCATTTTCTTTCTCATCATCCATATTTTCGATATAATCCATGATTTTAAGTCCCAACTCGTAAGCCGTTCCTTCAAAAGGTTTCCCGTATGGATTTATTGTTCTTTTTATGTAATCGTAAATTTTACTTTTATCGCTCATACTTCCACCTCTACAAAATACTTTTCTAAAGTTTCTTTTGATATCTCAATCCATCTATTAGCATTTACTCCGTCAAGATGGATATCTCCGCCGATAATTTTTTCATTTCCATCCTCACTTTCCCCATGTAAGCAACTGGCACGCTATTGTGCAGTTAGTACGTGATTTTAATACTCAATAAAATCAGATAATTCCATCTGACCAACTACATTGTTATCTTGCATCCACCATAGATAGACTTCTTCACCACAACTCCACTTCACATCTTTTCCACGCCGCTTGCGTTCCTCAATCATTCTGTCAAAAGCACGTATATAGGCTTGCTTGTACTTTGGAAAATCATACATTTCCTTTTCCCTCTGCTTCTTTGACGCAAGCGGACAACCTAGACAGCCTAACCTGTTATATCCGCATTGATACAGTTCACATACTTGAATGTCTTTCTCACCAATGAACTGCCAGATATTCTGATCTGTCCAATCAATAATTGGATTGACTACTGTTTTTGCTTTCATCTGGCAATTTTCAAATAATCTTCTAGTATTATCATTGTCAGTGATAAGCATTTTTTCATCAGAAACACCGATGCTTTTGCTTGCTGTCCGTCCTAATACTTCAAATGGGCTTCTGTTGCTTCGCTTTCTACTCTCAGCCCATCTAACACCTGTCGCAATCATTCTGTTTGGATTACCACCCTCTTTTAGTTCTGGGCAGCAATACCGAACAATTCTGGTAGGTGGCATCAGCTTTCTTGGAATAAGATTCCACATAGTAAGACGTTTGCCATTTTCCTGCACATGATAGTCGATTTCACATTTGATACCCTTGTCTGCCAATTCAGAAAACACAGTTTTGATATGCCTTACTGTTTGCGGTGCATCTACTGTGGTGTGAGAGTTGTGTACTTCAAAAGGAATTTCAGCCATTCTGAATAGTTGCAAAAGTACATCTGAATCCTTTCCACCGGAATACTCACATACAAGTGGCTTTCCATAATGTTTCAACGAGAGATCAGATGCAAGTCGAATTCTCTCAATTGCTTTTTGTTCTAAATCCATAATATTTACACTCCAAATCTTCTGACCAATTCTTTATTCAAATCTGGAATCCGCACATCTGTTTCAAGTTCCAACTCTTCAACCATGCTCATAAAACTTCTTTCTCCACGGTTCGCTTGTCCTACAAACTCATTTGCACAATTGATTACGTCCAAAAGTCTTTTAGTGGAAAATCCATGCAATTTCCGTAATGCCAACATAGTTGTTACCGTGTTAATTGTATTCGCCCAGTCGTCACCAGTATTGAAGCCATCGTTATAGGCTTGATCTTGCATGACTTCCAGCTCTTTACGTGAATTCTGCATGGCTCTGGCGAATGCCTGTGACATCTGATTGTCACATTCCAACACCCTATTTTTCTTTGGCGCTTTCATCTTTAATTTGCTTCCCATATTTTTTCCTTTCGTATCTGTATTCCGTCAAACGGTATGCTCTCGATATTCCCGGATGTTCTGTGGCAATCAGAGAATCCATCTCCAATTGCCGCATATGTCTCTGGACGGTACACTTTGTAAGGTCTGTTCCATCCATAATTTCTTCATAAGAAGGCATATATCCGTGTTTCTCAAAATACTTGACAAGAAATCTGTAAATATCATTTCTAGCAGATTGCCCCTCATTATATTTTCTCTGACGGTAATTCATAGGCAAAACGGATTTTCTTCCGCAGTATTGCTTTTTTCTACACGCATTTTATTTAATCTTTCCGCAGCTTTCTTCTTTGTTTCATCGGAATATTTTCTCGGTGGATTGATTTTAATGTAGGAATACGGCAAGTGAGCGAAAATAGATCCATCATTATTTCTGGCAAGAATTTTTACATCGTCTGGAAATTCCTTTTCTAATTCCTCACATCTGTTCTTCCAGGTACTCCCATTCTTAGCAGTAAGTCCTACATAATCTCTTCCGGGAATCCACTCAATTACACATTCGTTTGTGTTTTCTGACACAAAACTCACCTCTATTCATTTTTTTATTTTTTATCTTTGGAATTTAGCCAGTAGAACTACTGGTGTGTTAGAATCAGTGATAATTTTCTTCGTTGAGTAAGTCGTTGAATTTTTCCAACGCCTTAATAGATACTTTGTTATTTGCTTTTTCTGGTCTGATTGATACATTTAAGTGAATATCAATGATGTGTTTTAATTCTCGCGCAAGGGTTATTTTGCCTTGTTGAATTCCCTGTCTGTATGTCTTGGGCGGTTTATATTGCCCTGTTACTTGCTTTCCAGCTGACTGGCCACCAGCTGTAACGTTGTACATCTGGAAGCCTTTATCTGCAAAAGCCTTGATTGTTTCAATTTCTTTCTGGTCAAGTTCATCCTTTCTACATGTTCTATATGAAAGTTTCCAACCAGTAGGATTACTTTCACTGTAAAACTTATGCTTTTTAAGGCTTAATGCTATGTGATCGTATTCCCCTAAATGGCTCGCACATCTCTCGCAAAGGTTGACTGCCTGTCCACAATACGCTCGGTTTATTCCGGCTTCGTCAGTTCGGTAAAACACGTATATACCACTAGAATATGGAATGCTTGGACATATCCTTTTTATTCGATTCTCTCGTTCTCGCTTCATAGTGAAAACTCTACTATAATCCACCAGGCATCACTCCTTTCCAATCTGGTCAATGAGTTTCTTACATTCATCTTTAACATAGGCAAGTGAACGAATTTTGCAATCTGGATCTTTATTTAATTCTCGCCAGCAATCTCCCATTATTTTAAGCTTTTTTTTGAAGCCTGGTTCTTCCCCGAAATACTGTTCTGCTGTCTCAATATCATAACCATCGAAACAATGAGCGCAGTCAAAACCAATCCACCATGTATTTTTATCATCACAACCATGCAGATATGGTTCTGAATAAGTAACTCCACCATGGCAGTCAAGATAACCTAAATCATAAACGCTTTTCTTTGCCAGCTTATGGCTGTTAGGTATTCCAACGTATCCGTACCTGTATGCTCTAGGCATGAACAGGACTACACATTGGTAACCTTTATACTCGAATTTAGTTTCTAAAACTGGTTCCATTTATTTATCACCCCTCCTTAACTAAACGGAAATTCATCTTCCATACCGCCTAAATCTGGCACATCCATGAAACTAGGTTCTGGCGGCGGTACTGGTCGTGTGTCTGTTTCCTGTGTCTGTGGTGACTGGCTCTTTCTTTCTGCAAATTCATGTTCTGCAACAAGGCAATCATTTGAGTAAACTTTTTCACCATTTTTGTTCGTATAGTTTCCAGTCTGCCATTCACCACGCACATTTACTTTCGTGCCTTTTTTAAGATATTTCTCTGCGAATTCTGCATTTTTTCCAAGACATACGCAAGTGATAAAATCAGATTTTCTTTCTGTATTCTTTTTCACTCTTCTCTCGACAGCCAAAATATATCTTGCGATTTTGGTATCATTCGTTCCCATTCTGATATCTGGATCAGCAGTTAATCTTCCAGAAAGAATAACAATATTCACAATTTATCACCTCTCAATCTGAATGTCGCATCTAATAAGTGCGTGTTTGATTTTCTTTGTATTTCCTGTTACAGTTTCTTCTTTCCCGATAACAAAGGAAATATCATCTTCTGTTACGTTGAATCCTTTTGTTTTGATATGCTCCATGATGATTTCTTTAATTTCATCTGTGCCGATTCCGATTGTTATTTCCAATGGTGTTACCTCCCTGGTTTGTATACTGGTGGCATTGGTTGCCATGCAATGACCGGATAATACGCAAAGCCATATGCTTCTACGCTTCCCCATTTACCGTCCCCTAAATATGTAAGACTTGTTGGAAGAACAGCTCCATCAATTGTAACTGCATATTCTTTCCAATCTCCCGGGTTTTCTTCCTTGTTTGGTTCCGGTGGTAACTTCACTTCTGTTGGAATCCACATATCCGCAGGACTGTAGGAAAAAATCAATTCTTCAACTTTCTTGATTGCATCATTCCATCCTTTATCGTACTTGCATTCCTGTTCGGAAGGTTCTGTCTTTTTCAATTTGTCAAGTGTTTTTAAGAAGATTTTCATTAATAAATATCCTCCTTTGGCGGTTCAAATGAAATACTAATCGGCATTTTCCAGTCTGATTCTGTACATTTAACAATAGACTGTAAGAAAGAAGCAGCAATGCTCTTTCTGAAATCTGCACTCTTTAACTGTTTTCGTATCTCTTCCGCAAATTCCTCACGGTTTTCATTTACATATTTTTCAATTTCTTCCTTTACTGTGGTTTTTACAATATCTTCTGCGAGCCAGTCAAAATATGGTTTTGCGTTCCAACTCCCTTTATCGCAAAATTTTCCTTCTTTATTAACATACCTATTCGTCATTGTTTTTATCGCATCACGTACAACAACGGATGGGTCTCCTAATGCCTTTACAATTCCGGCATGAACTTCTTCCTGTACTGCTGCTTTTATCACTTCATCACTGATATTTAAACTCATCATATTTCCCATAGCTAGTCCTCCTTAACTTTCTCGACAGTTTCTTTTATTGCTTCTTTCACAGCCTTGGTTTTAATCATCTTATCTGCCAAGGCTTTTGCCGCTTCCTGTACGATCACGCTTTCATTTTTTTCTAGTATCTCAGAAATATGAGAATGTATCATCCTACACAACGGCTCATTGGTTTCTCTACTACCATATAACTCTTTTTTATAAATAACTCCTTTGATTTCTTTGGTAATTTTTTCAACTACCCTGTCCTCAACATTTTTACGGATTTCCTTTGCAATTTCTTCCTCATTAACACCAATCGTTACTGGTATACTGAACACGCTCATTTCCAATTTCCCTCCCCTATATCTATCACATCACATCCAATAAATACCAATTCCTCATGTTCACTAATTCCATAGCCGACAGATCTTCTTCCTACTTTAAAAAATACATTATTTGTATTAACCGTAACTCCTTCAGTTTTTTCCATATAATCAGAAACAATAGCTTTCAAAATATCTTCATTTAAGAAAGCCTTTCTTTCGACTATTTGATGTTCTTTTGGCATATATTCAAGCCATGTCTCTATACCTTTGTATTCTTTTCCTTCTGTGTCAGTCCATTCGCCATTTCCAGCATATGCGAGCATGATGATTTTTTCGGAGTTTTCCAACTTTACATAATACAAACATGCGGTATCATCAACTGGAGTTTCTGGAAGCACATCTTCTACTGAGCGCCATACACTAGGTGAAGGAATTGTTTTTCCTGTTTTGCGGTTTACATGCTCCTGCCCTTTAATTACATAGTTTCTAATTTTTTTTGGCATTAAGTTTCTCCTTTCAATTATTCAGTCGAATTGTTTTCCTTATCATCTTCAACTGCTTTCCAAATACAATCCATAACAGATGCATAATCAAGCAGTATTTCTCTTTCTCTGATGTTTCTTCCGTCTTTTTCATGCCAATCTCCCACTATATAAAGTTCGGCATTCGCAGAAAGAATATCTGTTTTCATGTCCCAGTATTTAATATGAATTTCATAAGCTGCATTTGCAGAAATTGGATTTACATAAATTCCTTTTGTTACTTCTTTCCAATCTTTTAAGTCAATTGATACCATCTATTTCTCCTTTCAAAATGGACATAAGTCCAAATTAACTTCTAACCCGGGTGTTGCGATATGGACGAGTGCATCAGCACCAGACGTTTCTTGTATCTCCCTCAAAATCTGTTCCGGGTCAGCTGCTTCATTACTCAAATGCACCAATGTTACTGTCCGTAATGCTGCCGTATGGTTCGTATTTACTAAGCTTTTGCAAGTATCTAATGAACAATGCCCTTTAAGCCTGTGCGTGTAATTTTCGGCTGTTTTGTCAACCAATTCTCCACAATAGTTGCACTCAATAACCAAGTGATTCAATCGCATTGCCTTGAAGTTGTACTTGCAGTATTCAAAGTCTGTCATGTACAGCAGTTTTCCCATTTCTTCATGTTCTACGATATAACCATAATTGAAGCACGGAATAAGTTGCCCTGTTTCCTTATCCCTTGTAGTATGTGGCAGATAGAACGGTATTACTGTAAATGAGCCAACCCGAAACGGTCTTTTCTCTGGAACACCTTTCATCAATTCGCCAGTGATGATTTGCAGATGTTCCACGGTTTCATCATTGGTGTAAATTTGAATACCTAAATTCATCAGATTTTTAAATGATTCACGGTGATCGCTCAACCGTGTTCATGTGTCAGAAGCACGCCAGAAACATCACTTGTTCTGTAATCAATAGCTTTCAGAATGTCTTTGTATCTGCATCCACAGTCCAGAAGAAGTATTTCTCCGCTGTTCGATTTTAGAACATAGCAGTTTCCGTGGTTGCTCCCTGTGTTTACCACTCGCATGAACATTTTTCATCACCTCGCTTTCTTCTTATTTATAGCTGTTTATAATTTCAGTTGCAGTTCTTCCGACTATGTCTTTGTCAGACTTCTGGTATGGTGGATTTCCTTTGTCCCATAACTTTTTTATATCTTTAATATCTGTAGCCACCATTGCATCCCTTATTAATTGAAGTTCTCTAAGTGAAATTTCCACGGTTACAACAGAATCCCAGATGATTTTTCCTCTCTCTATCTCTTTCATATCAGTTTTCCTCATTCACAACAATACCGCCGTGGATAATAACTCTCTTTCCGTCCGAATCGTCAAAGTAAACTTCATTCTCAGATTCGGAAACATCGAACTTCCCAGACCAGGACTTGATTTTACCGCCGTTGTAATCGTAAACAGTTACGGTACGGTTCAGACCACCGTCAATATCACTAGACAGTGATTTTAATGATCTGCTACAGGAAGAACAACCGCTAAACATTGTGATTGCTGTAACCCCTGTGATTAATACTGCTGTCTTAATACATTTATGCTTCATTTTGGCTCTCCTTTTACATTGTAAGTCGGATTATAATGAGTACCACAAATATAATAACATTTAAAAGAATATTTAAATTGGTTCGATTGTATCCATTTTCTCGAATAAAAGTTACTATCCATCCCAAAAGTGCTATTGAAAGCAAAATAATAAGCACAATTGTGGAAGTTTCCATCCTACATTTCCTCCTGGCTCATAAATGACGGAATTTCTGTTTCCACTGGCTCTGCTGCCGGAACTGGTTCTTTCTCTGCTGTCTTTACAGTTTCGGCTACGGTTGGCTGCTTTGGCTTTTCTTCGATTGCTTCTGGCTGTGGAATGAATTCTTCTGTGTTTGCGTTCTCACTAATTTCATAAGCAACGTCTTGTTCAATAACATCCTGTTTTGGAATATCCTCTGTATTCTCGTCAGCTTCCTGTACAAAAACATCACCGTGGCTGTTGATGATCTGCTTTAATGCACGATTGATAACTGTTTTCTTTGCCATCTGGTCAGTGAATTTCTGATGCGTTCCATTTCCGTTTTCTTTGTACCCATATCCCTGTGACCAAGATTGTTTGATCTGCTTCATATTCATAACTTCCAAGTGTTTTGAACCATCTTCCATCTGAACTACTGCATATGCGCCAAGAATTTTATCATTATCAATATTCATAAAATCCTGTTCGTGGGAATCCAGTACCTTGTTTCCATCTTCAATGTGGTATTTGAACTTATCTCCTTGGTAGATGATCTCGGCGTGAATATCTTTCATTCCGTATCTTCTGGCTATTGTAATGTTTCCGAAGTAAGACCTCTGGAACTGGCATTGACTGCCATAACTAATAAAATAGCCCTGCTTTTTCTGCACCGAAAGACCAAGTGTTGCCATGTTCATAAGGCTGTTTGCAATGCTGATCTGGCTACAAGCTTCCAGAATTGGTTTATTATTTTTATCTTTTGTCTCTTTCAGAGTTAAATACGCTCCCATCAGTGCATTGCTGAGGTTGTAGTCTTTCGGAAAAGAAAGTCCATATTTGGTTTTTTCCTCTAACTGTTTTGTCAACCCATCAATGAATGAATTGTTGATTACCAATGAAGCTTGCTGTTCTCCTGTTGTTGCTAACTGTGTTTTACTTGCCATAATGATTCTCCTTTTCTTTTTTATATTTGCTAACACGCTGTTGCGTGATTGCATCAGTTTCGTACTTATGTTATTTGATATACCTCTTAAACTAAAGCACAATAAATAAAATAAGTCCCGGCGTTTCGTACCTGTGTTATTTGATATACCTCTTAAACCCCAAATTCCATTTCACAGGTAGCACAGGTTTTGGTGAGTGATTATTTTTAAAACGTTAAATTTTCCACTACTCGCAATAGTGAACGGCTGTAATTAAAACAGTTTTTTAAGCTAATTGGGATTTCAAAAATATCAATAATCCTCACCTTTCGGCTGCGAAATCAGCCGCATACATTTCTGTATGATTAAGGCAATCATCAGACCGCCTCGCTATTTTCTTTTTTAATCCCGTAATATTCACGGGCTTCTTCTTTCTTCTTTTCGGTGACTTCTCCGTCTTCCATAAACAGAGTTGACATTGCAATATTTCTGGCTGCATTGAAGTCTGCATTGAAACCGTACTTATATTTTTTGTGGCTTTCACATTTTGGGTTCGCACACTCAAATGATGCCTGCGTCTTTCTTTGCCCATCTTCCCAATTTCCACACACGCTACAAACCTGTGATGTGTAGCAAGGATTGATTTTTCTAACTATAATTCCGTATCGTTCTGCTTTATATGTGATATATTGCTGTAATTTGTAGTAGCTCCAATTTCTAAGGATAAATTGGCTTGTATCATATCCATTAAGATTTTCGATATTGATGTACTTTGCTCTGTTTTTAACAGCAAATTCAACAACTCGTTTACTTACAATGTGGCAATATGTTTCAACAAAATGTGATTCTGCTTTATCCATCCTGTCTAATGCTTTTAATTTCTTCTTTCTTCCATGTCCAGCGCTTGAATTTTTCAACGATTTTTGCAGTCTTCTTCTTTGAGCTTGATACTTAGTTCTTACTCTCAAAAATTCATCTGCGCTTCCAATTGCTAATCTCTCATACATGTTGTTATTTAAAGCGCACATTGCAGGGACAGCAATACCCAGATCAACTCCAACTACTGTGTTTTCGTCAAGCTTAGTTTCAATCTTAGGAATTTTCATGGTAAGATTAAGAATTATTTTGTTCTTTGTAATCTGAATACTACTTCCACAATACTGGTATTCGCCCGAATACACCTTTAACAATGTGGCTTTTAATTCATCCTTATTCTTTCCATGTCCTAGGCTGACTTTAAATCGCGCAATAGAAGCAGGATTTATGCCATCTTTTTTATTATCTCCACCATAATTCATATACATTTTGCAATCGGAATCACTAATATGTTCGCATAATTCCTCAAATGAATCATAGTCGTGTTCAAAACTAAAATGTGATTTTGCAATCGTAAATGGTGAGTCTAATTTGTATGTAGGTATAACTACTTTTCCCTCTAGAACTCCATTCGTCACAAGTTTTTTAATTTCTTTCGTAAGTTCCTGTGAAAAAGCAATTCCATAAGATTTCAATATACAATGAATCTCTGTTTCGCCAAACAAGCTTCCTTTATTACTTCCAGATTTACGATATGCGTAGTTAATTGTGTCTGAAACAAATTTGAACTTGTCCTTCAGTGATTCCATTTGATCTACTCTATTAGCTCTCATTTCAGAAAATATCCATGATAATATATAATTTTTTCTGCGAGCTTCTTCTCCCATAGCCGTCCTCACAAGACTATATGTATAGTTGTTTACCATGCTCCTTGTGAAATCACCGCCATTTTTGATGCATTCAAGTTGGCTTTCTAATTCAGAAGTATCTTGTTTCTTCTTATTTCTATAATCAATTTTTTGTTCTAAATCATTTATCGTAAAATCGTAAACTCTTTTCTTCCATTCTTTACGGTCACTAAATTCTGGAATCAGAGCGTATTTTCTTGTTGTTGTTATAGTATTGTCCATTTGTTTTTTACCCCGTTTTTGCGTTTTTTATAATTGTGCAATTTTGATTTGTACTTATGTGAACTTTTAGGCATATAAAGCTGAACACAAGCGTTATTCTCGGTGGCATAATTTTGTACCTATGTAGGTTTGCAGATATCTCAAACTGTTGCGCTTGTTATGCTCTCAATCGTACCCTTTTGTACCTATGTAGGTTTGCAGATATCTCAAACCTCAATTTCCAATATTCAGTTTACATAGGTTCTTGTGAGTGAAATATTTTCCTCACATTCCAGGTGCAAAATCACCTGTGACTTGATTAAGCCAATTATTTCTGTTATTCTAATAATAAATATAGTTTGTTCTATATTTCATATGGAGCAGCCAGTCTGTCGCCAAACAAGTTACTGGCTGTTCCTTTCTTTTTTTAAAGCTCTTTCGCCGTCAAATCTCCGTCCGTCACTCTAAGCACAATCATCTGTCTGTCCAATAAAGGAAGTCGCTCGACATTTACGGATTCGCTATCGTCAATCCAAACCGGCAGATTCAGCCCATTCATTTCCTGTAATCCATTCAGTAAATCAACCTCGCAAAGAATTTTGTCGGAATGATTTAATCCGCTATTGTAGTCGATTCCATTACAGATCATCTTGCAAGTTTCCACTGGATTTCCCTCAATCGTGTAATCAAGGAAACTGAACTGGAAATGATGGAAAAATGGATTGATTTTCTCAGCCAGTGCCTTATTTTTCTGAATTGAGAAGTTAAGAACGGTATCAATGTTCTTTTCAATATCAGCTTGTACCTGTCCAAGGCTTTTCAGTTCCTCGTTCAGTTCGGCTACTCGCTTTTCTTTCTCCGTGACTGCTGCCTGTGCAATCTTAATGTCTGCATCCACATTGGAAATCTGTTTCATAACATTGCTGATCTGCATTCTTAATTCCTGTTTCTTTCCAGGAACATCATCAAATGATTTCAGTTTCTCTTCAAGTTCTGCAATTCTCGCTGTAACCGCAAGATATTCTTCGTCATTTGACATATCTACAGATTCTGGAAGCTCCGTAAATTTGGACTGTTCTTCCTCAATCTGCTTAGTAAGTTCAGCAACTTCTTCCTGTGCCACATTGATTTTTGACTGTAATTTGTTGATTTCATCGTTAGTTTTCTTTAATTTTGCAGCGGAAGTATTTCCAAGGTCGCAGACATATTTAAGATTGTTCTGCTTCTCCGATTCAAAGGATTCTTTTACTTTCAACTGTGCTTCAATTCTGGCTTTCTTCTTTTCTTCAAAGGAAGCTCTCAATTCGGAAATCTGTTCTTCTGGAAGTTCCTGCCCGCAGGTCGGGCAAATAGTATCAGAATCATTGAATGTTTCGGCTTCAATAGCTTTCAGTCCAGAATCATCCCACTCCATTTCCTTGATTCTCGGATAGTCCTGTCTGGCTCTATCCAAGTCAGCTTTTTCCTGTTTTGCTTCCCTTATGTGGTTGTCTAGTTCCATTCCAATAATACGAATGCTTGATTCCTTTTCTGAATTTTTTAACCTAAGTTTGGAAACTGTATCAGAAATGAATTTTTGTCTCGCTCTTAACCATTCATTCGCCTTGCTAACAAGTCCATCCTTGGAAGATTTCAAACCACGTATTTCATATGTAAGGCCATCATAACCTTTTGCTGAATCTTCAAGAATCTGTTCCTGTTCTTCCAGTTTGGAAAGCTCCGCATTAAGCTCCTGTTTTTTGGATTCTAGGGAAGAAGTATCTTCTTCTTCAACGCTTCGATTGGTTTCATATGCAATCTCCGTGTTTTTGGCATCTACCTTTTTCTTCTGTGCATTCAGTTCCTTTCGGAGCTTCTTCAAGGTATCCTCTACGGAATGCCCCTTTGTGATTTCTTCCACATGAGCGTACTGTGGATTCTCTTCCATAAACTGAGCAATATCGAAACCAGACATTTTTTCCAGTACCTTCCTGGATTCTGCTGTTGACTTCTGTAATGTATTCAGAAATGGTTTTGGATTACTGCACATCAGAAGTGTTGAAGGCTCTGCTATTGACTGGATGAACTCGGTATAATCCTTTGATTTAGCCGGGAATCCGTCAATTTCATAAGAAGTTTCATTTCCATCGAATACCTCTTCGGACTGTCCTCTTGGTTTTCTCCACTTCTGCTTTGTGATTTTGCGGATCACTTTTTCTTTCCCATCAATCGCAAGTGTAAGCTCCCTTACAACATCAACCTTTGGCACTTCCAATCCATTTTCTTTTCTGCGGATAGAAGTCGGTTCTGTACCATTTGCCATCTTTCCTGTCAGAACATCCAAATATGCGTCCTTTAATGTGGATTTTCCTTCTCTGTTTCTGCCGGAAATCTCTGTTCTTGGAAACAAATCTACAGACTTACTCGGAAACTTTTTGTAATTCTCCAAGTAAATTTTTTTCACTTCCACTTTCATGCTCGATTATCCTCCCTATTGATACCTCATATGCGGTTCTGATCTCTACTTCATCACTAGATAATTTTTTATGATAAATCCGGATCTGGATTCTTCCGATTATTTTTACGAAATCTCCAACCTTGAAATCAGCAGCTTCTCTGGCTTCTTTCCACCATGCTATACATGGGATATAATCTGTTCTTCGCAAGTCATATTCATTGCAAGCAATCATCAAATCACAGATTTCTTTTCCTCTTGGTGTTCTGCGGTAAATAGGAGGCTTGCAAAGATAACCTTCCAGAATGATTTTGTTTTCACCTTCTGCACTCCCATCACCATCTCCACACCAGATTGTTTCCGCTTTGATTTTAAGAATCAAATGTGACTTTCCACTTTCATGTTTGTTTGAAGAACTGTATCTTCCTTCAACATAGACGTGCTTTCCAATCTTTAAGCCTTCCGTCTGCTTTTCTTCAACAATTACTGGAAGCAAATCTACGTTTCCACTGGTACGCTTTGCACCAATATAGAATCTTACGAATTTTTCTCCGTCCTTGAAAAACGTTCCTGGCTGAATATCCATTATTACGCCATATATCTGAACTTCATTCTTATTATTCTTCATCCTCCAATTTCTCCATTTCTTTTACGGAAATCTCATATACACTTTCCGTTTCTTCCCCATTAACATAAACATCACGGCTCATTAACCTTCCGTTTACTTTAATGTAATCATTCCTTTTAACGTCTACTGCCAGATCAGCACCTTTTCCCCATAAAGTGCAGCGAATAAAATCTGCTCTTTCCGAATGATCTCTTGGAATTGCCACGAAAAGATTTGAAACTTTTCTGTGCGTTACTGATGTAAGTTTTGCATATGGCTCTTTCGTGCAACTTCTGGCAATAAACTCTGCTTTGTTTATATCGCCATCTGGAACCTGTTCATCTAGGATTTCCACTTCATCAGCTGCGATATAATTAACATTGTGGTGCTTATTTGGATTTTTAGAAGTGTCCATGCTTCTGATTGCTCCTGTTACCACAATTTCTTTTCCGTTGTAATTGCTGTCACGTACAATGGAATCTTCTATGACTATTGGAAACATATCCACTGCACCGCTTCTGCGAATGACTGTCAGCATAAATTTGTAATAGTATCTTCCGTAATGTTCGTGGCTGAACACTATTTCCCCGGCTCTACCGGATAATCTTACTTTATTTAATCTTTGCATTTACTTTTCCTCCATTTCTAATATAATAGGAAGAAACACCATTGAGAATAAGACTGTTGATACAAAGAACACCCCGATAGCATCAAATGATGTAAACATCCATATGATTGAGAAGATTACTGTAAACATCCCTATTCCTACAAATATTTCTCCTATTGTCTTTACCACCTCTTTCATTTTGTCCTCACTTTCTTCTGGATGTGGTTACTGCAAGTGCAGTTGCCAGAATAGCGATAATTACATTTCTTGCCATCAGCTTTTCTTCCAGATCGGCAATGATTTCACTGGAAAGTGGCTGATTTTCGCCATTTTTTTGCATAAAAAGTCCTCCTGTTATATTTTTGTTTGTCAAATACAGGAGGTTGTGTTATAATAATCCTGTATTTAACTAACTCGTTCTTAGTTAGATACACCGTCCTGGTTGGTGTGTCAGCACCTTCCAGGGCAACTTAATCTGCTTCTACAAATTTTCCTTCTTTCAACATATAGAAAGTATCTTCCTTGATATTTTCCCCATCTACCTGTATCATTTTAGCACCAGCAAACTCCCAGTTTTCTACTTTATAAGGGTTTTTATACTCTCCATCGGGCCACTTTTCTCCAATGTATCTCCAGTCAGAAAGAATTAAGTGAGCACCTAAACAGCCTTTTGCTTTTGCCTCATGTCCCCACGCAACCGCAACACCAGTAGGATTACTAACAGATGAGGCTCCACGATACCCTGTCGCAGATGAGACTCCACAATTCCCTGTCGCAGATGAGGCTCCACAATCCCCTGTCGCAGATGAGGCTCCACAATCCCCTGTCGCAGATGAGACTCCACGATACCCTGTCGCAGATGAGGCTCCACAATTCCCTGTCGCAGATGAGGCTCCACGATACCCTGTCGCAGATGAGGCTCCACAATTCCCTGTCGCAGATGAGGCTCCATAATCCCCTGTCGCA